CGTCACGCATCTCAGCGCGGACGTTCACGGGTGGTTCAGGGTAGGGAGTGATGCTCAAGACTGGTCCCCGAACGTGATGGAGCGAACGACATCGCGGGGGGTGCGCTCCTCTTCCCCGGTCGGGGTCCGGTAGACCAGCTCATAGCCACCTTCGCGGGTCTCCTGAACGCCGATCGAGCAGACCAGGATGGCCAGCTTCGAGCCGTCGATGAAGTGCACCATGGCCAGCTGCCGCGTGAACCCGGTTGACACAGGGTTCGTCTCAAGGGTGACGAAGTAGCGGCCCTGGTTGTCACATAGCGTCAGCTTGTTGTCAGCGATCCATGCGATCTTGGTGACTTCCCAGTCGTTCGGGCCGCGCACCCAAATGCGGTCTCCGACCCTAAGATCGGTATTCAGTATGACCATGCTCGGTATACTACGGCCCGTGACGCTGTATGACGAGAAGGCCGAGCGCAGATTTTGGGCCAAGGTCGACGTGCGGGGGCCGGACGAATGTTGGCCCTGGTTGGCCTATACAGATCGCGAAGGATACGGAAGGTTCGGGTTGCTCGGCCGGGCTGCCTTGGCACATCGCGTGGCCTGGGAAATAGAGGCTGGAGTGCCGTTTCCACTGGAGCTGGAAACCCGACATAGATGCCTTAATAGGCACTGTGTCAACCCAGGACACCTAACTCCCGGGACGCATAAATCCAACATGGAAGACATGGTAGAGCTGGGACGACACCGCAACGGATATGCGGATAGAACACATTGCCCGCAGGGGCATCCATACCTCGGAGCTAACCTTTATATCAGGCCGAACGGGAAACGTGAATGCAGAACGTGTGGGCGTTTGCGTGCTCTGGAGCGGTATAGACTGGAGAGGAGTGTCGGGGGAGGTGATAGATAGATGCGTTACGACGGTCCTGAGGTTGACGTTGACGTGAGTGGTGTCAACTGGGGCAACCTCCTGATTGGCGCGATCATCGGCCTTGTTGCCGGTGTCCTGCTCGGGGTATTTGTGTTCTAGGTCCCGATAGGTGCGCTGTTGATCCTCGGAGCCGGGCTTGTCCCGGCTCTTTCTACGTCCAGCGGCGTACACTGGATGTGCTCCTACTACGTGGGAGGGAGGGAACACATCATGACCTACGACTGGGGTGGCGTCTTTATCGGCCTTATCATCGGCCTGGTAGCCGGCGTCCTGCTTGGTGTCTTCGTGTTCTAGTCGATCGGCCGTCGCGGCGGAGCCGGGCCTTAGGCCCGGCTCTTTTTGGGTTACCTACCAAACCCACAGCTTGCAGGCGTCCCCGCCAGTCACCGGGATGTGTTCGGCAAGGATGCGACGATCTCCGGGAGCCACGTCGGGAACAGTTAGCTCATGTGATCCGGTCACGATGCCTTGCTTCGAGATCTCCAGCTGGAGTGAGTAGCTACGCATCTGGTCGCCAGAGTTTTCCACGACCAGTCGGAAGTCCCCGAGGTCGGCCGTGCACTCCCAGTCGACATCCCGAGTGCTGAAGTCGTCCACCTGGTCACCTTCGCTCAGGCTCACGGCCAGCGGCACGCTCAAGGAAAGGAACGTTGCAGCCAGGAACCCGGCCAGCCCGCCACACGTCCAGATAGCCCACTTCGGCAGGGTCTTCACTGGCTACCTCCAAGAACAACAAACCAGAGCATCGCGATCAGGAAAATGGAGAACGTCAAAGCGATCGACACTGTTGCCAGTGCCTGGCGGTTTGATGGCGTACGCGCCGTGCTAGGCGGGTAGTTCGTGTAGTAGGCGGAGACGATGGGGAGTTCAACTGTGTCTTCTTCTGGAACCATTTTTGTCTATGCCAGCCTTCCACGATCCATATGGATACCCAGATGCCTACGCAGGCACCAAGCGTGATCGCGGCCCACTTCAGAAGGTCCGGCGAGGATTCTTCCATGGAGCGATTCTCTCACCGGTACCACTGTTCCCGCGAGGGCCGCCGCTGTCAATCTTGTCAACGAAATAGATTGCATGCTCCAGCTGGTGAAGCAGGCCACCGGCAGCAGCCGAGGCTGGCTGGAAGTCGGCACGATCGAGGAAGAAGACAAGCTCACTCTTCCAGCCGAACATAGCCTCAGCCACGTCCGGCGGGATGGAGTCCTGCGCCCGGGTGGAGCTACGCGCGACCCGGTTCCACAGGTTGTTGACGCTCTCGATCATCACTGCCAACTGCTCGGAGCACCCGGCCGTAGGCAGGTTGATCACGTGATACTCGATCACTTCACTCCCTTCAAGATTCGGATGGCCTCAGCCCCTACTTCCCTGGCCTTGTCCCACTCCTTGCCGGCCACCCGGAATGTCAGTTCCACCAGCAGCTGCTTCACGGCATGTGGGATAGCTGCCCGGCTGGAGCCATAGCCCTTGCCGAGAGAAGCCAGGTTCATCATCAAGATGGCAAGATCCTCCGGCCGGTCATCCTTGTAGAGGTTGATCTTCGATCCGTCGTCACAGCTCACCAGGCGTGCCTGCGTTGCCAGCGAAGCTTGCCGCTGGATGTTCACGGCCTCATGCTGATCTATCAGAGCTAGTCGGCGCCAAAAGATTCCATCGCGGGTGGTCTCATACCACCATGCGCTTGCGGTCTTCATCACGGCTGAAGTGTACGACTACACTCAACTCGTGTCAACTACTCCCTCAGCCTTCAGAGGGATGTTGTCGAACACATACCGCAGGACATCCTTCTGGTGACCGTGCAGCAGCCGGAGCACCTCGGATATCGCAGCCGCGCGGATGTCGTTGGCGCATCCCTTGAGCACCTGCTCGGCCACGGCGCGGTAGCCCTGCTTCCTGCTCTCGCTGAGGGTGTCCCACAGCGGCGCGTGGATGCTCACCGGGCTGGCCTCATAGAGCGCCTGGCCGGCATGGTCCACAGCTTGCTTCCAGTGATCCAGAGGTTCCATCACGACATGGCCGGGCAGGGGATCCCACTCCCCTCCGTTGTGGCGGCACCAGGGGCACCACCTCGCCGCGCTATCCCGTTCGGGGTGCAGCAGCAGACCCTCAGCTGGCGTGAAGAAGTAAGATCGATTGCACTCCCGATGCTTCCACCACCCGAGCGCTGTGCCGCCGTACTGCACGGGCGTTCCGTCTCGGTTCATCGGATTCTTCCTTCTGTGAGAGCATCGTACAGTTCGGCAGCCAGTTCCTTGTCCCGCTTGATGAGCCACTCCAGCATGTTCCGGTAGTGCATGTCTCGGAGCGCGCGAATGTCCAGCGAAGAATCAGCTTCCTGATCTTGGAAGACGTAGCCGGGAACCCACGCCCACCGCAGGTTGGTCTTGTGGCAGCGGCGGCACTTAGATGGAAACCACTGGCCGGGCCAGTAGAACTCCTCGTGTCCGCAGGAGTGCTGATACCAGCCCTCTCTGGTGAAGTCCATCAAACCCCCTTGAGCCAGTAGCATAGGTCTCCGATTGTGAATGCGCAGTCCTCAACGTCTGGCTTTCCGGCATGTGCCGCGCCTCGGAGGAGCTGAAGTCTGGTGATGGCTTCGCGGTAGTTGTTGAGGTGCTCCGCAGTGCCAGAGCCAGCTGTGTGGTAGGCCAGATATTCAAACTCTTCTTTGAGGAACTTCAGGGCCTCGTCATAGCTCCAGAACACAAAGGGATCACTGGCCGGCTCCTCTCCGGAGCGACACCAGTTGACCTCTATATGCTGGCCACCAGCCACACCTAGACGGTAGATCGCAACCACTGGACGATCAACCATCCGAGGCTCCCCCAAAAGAGCAGCACCCCCAAGGAGACCAGGCACCCTCTGCCGGGACTCCAGTCATCAGGGAACAGCACCCCGTCGTCATCGTCGCCCATGCTTGTGTCTCCTCCGAGGTTCCTGGACCAGGTGAACGTCCCTCACGTTCAACTCAGCCATCGACTGAGCGATGTAGTCCCCGGCGTTGGCCAGGGTGAGGTGGCGCCTGGACATAGCTCTGTCAACCACGTCCTGGATCCGGTGATCTGGGCAGCCGTACAGGATGGCCAGGACAGCCATCCTCCGGCGAAGGTCGTAAGTCTCCACTCACAGCACTTTCATGTGTTCGATGTTGAGGCAGTACAGCCACTCTCGGTGCAGGCAGCCCCGGCGGCCAGGGCAACCAGCTTCCTGCCCACAGCAGCAGGTAGGGATCAGCTGTTCAGTGCGACGTAGCCGGTACCCTCCGACAATTTCAAAGACCAAACGATCGATACGCTCCCGGCGGCGCGGGCCGGCCCACACGAGCAGTGGACCCCGGTGCACCAGACAGTCCCCGAACCGCTCGGCCGTCAGCAGGTATGTTGCCACCCTGTCCTCAATGGACGCTTGGTGCTTCCTTGTTAGATGCATATGCGTTCCGTTCCTTGCGGCGCCGACAGATCTTGCAACGGCGTTCGCCGCTGGGTAGCACGTAGATGTTGGCGTTGGGGAGGGGGAGACGCAGATTGTGTCCCCTAGCGCAGTAGCCGTCTACCCCGTGCGGGCGTTTCTCTGTGCGTACCGGCTCTAGCCTGGGGTCTATGCCCTTCCGTCTGGCTCGCGAGCAAGCCAAGCAGGCTCGGGACGGCCGACTGCCCTTCTTGTACACGTAGGTGTTGGCCGGGGTGAACTCGTGTCCGTACTTGCAGCGCGGGCTGGTCATGGGCCTGGACTTGTACTGGCGGAAGTGCTCGGACTTGATGCATCCCCACCGACCACAGATCTTCTTCAGCTTGAAGTCGTCGGGCAGAGTCTCCAGCCTGTGGTTCAGCATGTAGATCAGACGGTGCACGCGGTAGCCCTTGCCGAGGTAGTGGATCCTGGCATGTCCTAGCGTGTCAACCGCTCCGGTCCAGATCACGCAGTCTCCGGCTGGCCGGGTTCGGTGAGTCAGCCAGCGTCTAACGGCGTAGGCCAGTTGGTCGGTCATCTGCACACGGGGAGGCTAAGGGAGAAGTCGCAAGGGTGTCAACGGGAGGAGGAAGACCAGAGCGGACGTAACCGGTACGATCAGAGCATGCCTGACCGGACACCCCTACACCAGATCACTTACCCGCTCGGGAGAGACCGAGCGGACATCCGCACGTTGCAGACCATGGCGGAGGACGTAGACCGCGAACTGGGAGAGCTGCATGGCCTCAATGATGCCGAGCAGGGAAAGCTGATCATCCCCGAGTCAGGAAGCTGGGTTCCCACCTTCGCTGGCGGCTGGGTGATAGGGAGTGCCACGGTCAACGCAGAATACTATGCGCTTGCTGGCCTGGTGTTCTGCCGCATGCTGATCACGGGAGCATCAAATACAAACTGGGGGACCGGGTTCCCTACCTTTACCGTGCCCTTTCCAGTCTATTCAGTTAGGGCTGCCCTAATGAGATTCTCTTCGGCCGGTACTCGGTATGTGCTGGGTATATCTTTCGCTGCTGGATCTCCCACAGTGACCGTATACATGGGCGGCACGGGAGGAAATTCGAGCGCAGGGGTAGGGCAATATCCAGTATCGCAAGGGACAGGATCCGCTGCATGGGCAGGGGGAAACCTTATGTATGGCTCTTTCTACTATAGGAGAGTCTGATGGCTGGCCAAACTCCTGATTATGGCATCCGGTTTCCTGAGATGCTGGACCCCGCTAACATCAATGTCGTTCAACATATTGCTGAAGACTCAGAATCTCAGCTTGGGGCATTGCTTGATGAGATAGTTGCGGACTCGGCAGGCAAGGCGAACTGGGCTGCTGTCACTTGGGCGCCCACAGTCACTGGTATGACGCTGGGGAATGGCTCCATTACTGGAAGTGCGATGAGTATTGGTCAACTTGTGTGGGCTGACTTCGAGATACTTCCCCACCCCACTGATCCCCCCACCACAGCCTGGATTGCTAATTCATTCCCCGTTGTCGCACTGCCCCCAAGCTTGCCAGTAACCCAGACCATAAGCCCTGGAGGACATAACTTAGCCTCAGCCAGGCGAGCTATTGCTTCTCCTAATGTAGTAAACATGGCTATAGAGATCGCTCCCTCTAATAACACCCTGGCCCTAGTTGCTATTGAAGGTCCTATGCGTTTCTACAATTACCCAGCTGCCATATTGGGCGGGACAGCTGTATGGGGTAGCACTGACTATGTCAGATGCGGGTTTATGTATCTAACCTCGGCGATTGTGAGCTAGCGATGCCAGACTCAACTCCGAGATTCGACATTCCATATCCTGTGTCTACTGATCCGGCGTACATGTTTCCGATCATTCAAGACACCGCGCAGAGCATAGATGATGCGCTTACCAGCATCGCCTCAACCCTTGAAACTTCTACCAGTGCCAAGGCTGAGTGGCGACCTCTCGGCTGGAGCCCGTCCATTACTGGTGTAGTTGTGGGTAACGGGGTACAGAGCTTCTATGCCTTTAACTTGGCTGATCTGGTTGTATGCAGTTATTCGCTAACTGCTGCTGCTTCTGCTCCAACTACAGCTTTCGCTGGTGCAGTGCCTATCACCCTAAGTCTTCCCGTGCAGTCTGCTGGCCCGTCTGCTGCACTATGCATCTTTTCTGTGCCTTCGCTTTCTCCTTCTAAGCTCATGGGAACTGTCACTGTTGAAAAGAATGCGGCGTCTGCCCGCATAAACGGAATGTCTGTGCAGGGTTCTATCAACTATCAAGGTAATCCCAGTGACGCAGTAGGTCTTGGGAATACTGCTGCTTGGGCAGCTGGACAATCACTTAGCGCAGGATTTGTTTACCGCATTCTCCCCGGCGCTGTAGCTCTCCCAGTTTGGAATGACGTTATAGCGGGAGAGCCGGCCCGGCCAGGCGATCCGTCTCCCGTCGACTGGACCTGGGTAATAGCGAACTTCGCTGACTGGTTGAACACTATATCTGGCACCAGGAAGCCGTGAGGGAGTGAGTTATGGGAACTACGCCTAAATATCATTTTCCATATCCGGAAGCTACAGACCCACCAAACGGGCCAGCTCAGATGCAGGCTCTGGCGATGGCCGTTGAAGGTGTCATCGGCGCAGCATTCCCGGTGGGCGGCATCATCATGTGGTCCGGTGCACTCTCGGCCATCCCATCTGGCTGGGCGCTGTGCGACGGAGCTAATGGGACTCCTGACCTTCGCGGCAGATTCATCGTAGGAGCTTCAGCCGACAGCGGAGCTACCAACACAGGGGCTGCCTATAACAAGGGAGCTACTGGCGGGGCTGAAGCGTTCACGCTCAACAGCACACATCTGCCATCCCACACACACACCGCAGTCGCGGCTGGAGTCCACAACCACGATGGGTGGTCGCGCTCCACCTACACGTCGAATACAGGATCTATGCAGCAAGCCCTGGCGAACTCTAATGCTGCTGCGGTGACAGTATCTACCTTGGCTACGGCCAACGATGGGTCACACACGCACACCATCAACGCCACTCCAGCTCCCACAGCCGGCGTCCCGACTCGGCCCCCGTTCTTCGCTCTCGCCTATATCATGAAACTTACTGCATAGAGGGAGGGGCTATGCCTCGCTGCGTTGAGTGCGAAGAGGAAGACGGGACTGGAACTCCGGCCACGTTCGAGAGCCCAACGTCTCCCACCTCTCGCTGCATCGGGTGTGGGGAGGCTTCCGAGTTTTGCGGATGCACGCTGGTTGCCGGGGAGAACATAGAGATCACCGGCACTGGCGTGTCAACCGACCCGTTCGTGATCGGTGCTCCGGGAGCTGTAGGAGAGCCTGGACCTGCCGGTCCGCCTGGTCCGCAAGGGCCAGCCGGTGCTGACTCCACCGTGCCGGGGCCAACCGGTCCGGCTGGTGCAGACGGAGCACCCGGACCAGCTGGCCCTCCGGGCGCAGACTCAACGGTGCCTGGACCGACCGGTCCGGAGGGTCCAGCTGGCCCACCCGGGCCGGCTGGAGAAGATCTAACCCCGATCCTTGACGGCTCAGGTCCCCCAGCTCCAACAGTGGGCGAGGATGGCAACTACTACCTGGACACTGATGCTGGTGTCCTCTACGGCCCCAAAGGTCTGCCTATAGAGAGCGGCCTGGAATCCTCCGGGGTAGCTGGCCGGCCGTCCGGTGCCACGCTCGGAGACGCTCTCGGCACGGCCTTGCGCTTCGAGGTGGCGGGTAACATCACGGGGCTGCGCTTCTACCGCGACCCGGCAGCTACGGCCACGAGCCGGCGGCTCCAGCTCTGGAACATGAACGGCGGGGTGCTGGTCCGGGACGTGTCAACCAGTGAGCAGCCAGGGGTGGGTGGCTGGATTACCACCCCGGTTTCCCCCGTAGCCGTCAACCCGGGGGACCAGTACGTAGCCGTATTTGAGGTCACTGGCAGCACGCACAGTTGGTACGACGATCAAACTCCACCATCTGATTTCCCTGCGCACATCACAGTCCTGGGAGATCGCTACGGCCAGATCGGCAACTACCCTGGCGGCGGAGGCACTGCTAACCGTTACGGGGACGTTGTCTTCGAGCCGCTAGGTGCCAATCCCTGGCCGGTAGCTTTGGCTGGAGGAGAGGCTGGTCCGGCTGGTCCGGCTGGCCCCGCCGGTCCAGAAGGCGCACCGGCCAACATAGACGTTTACGAGCAGACCACAGAACCACTGGATGCTGTCGAGGGCGACTTCTGGCACAACCCGTCTACCCCCGTCTATGCCGGGCTGATCTTCGCTAATGCAGCTGCGCGGAATGCTGCCATTCCCACGCCTACTCCGGGCATGGTGGTCTACATGCTCGACTCAAAGATGCAGTGGGTCTACACAGTACAAACGTCTTTTGGCGGCTGGTCTGGCTGGGCTCCACTGCCTGGCACGAACGTTTACTCGGCTCGGCAGAACGCAGCACAAACAGTCCCTAACTCAGCCTATACCCCCATGGAGTTTGATGTCCTAATAGATAGGCTTACAGGCACCACCGGCGCAAAGAAGGTCTCTTACACACCTACCGTTCCTGGCTGGTACGCCGTTAGGGCAACGTCAGCGTGGGTAGCCAACGCGACGGGCATACGATATATGGCTATCCGAACAGACGGAGCAAATCTCAACGGCGGAGAAACTAATATTACCGCTGCCGCTGTTGGTGTTACTACTCTGAATAGCGCGATGTACACGTTCTTGGTGCAGACCAATGTGACTACCGTATCTATTGGTATTTATCAGAGTTCAGGCGGACCCCTGAACACTAACGTTTCAGTGTCTCGATGTTCTTTCTCGCTCGACTACGTCGGCCCTATCGTTCCTTAAGCCTAGGAGTCCACATGGGACAGGTCAGCATCAAGAAGGACGATGGAACCTGGCTGCCGCTAAACACGGCGGAAGGTCCAGCTGGCCCACAAGGTCTTACCGGTCCAGCTGGTCCACAGGGAGACCCTGGCCCGGTTGGGTCAACCGGCCCACAGGGGGAACCTGGTCCAGTTGGCCCGGCAGGGTTGAACTGGAAAGGCGACTGGTCAGCAGCGACTGCATATGTCTTGAATGATGCAGTCTCATATCAGGGAGCAAGCTGGTTTGCGGTAGCGCCAACAACCGGAGAGGTGCCAGTCTCAACCCCGTCTTCATGGGCACTGCTTGCCTCTCAGGGATCTGCCGGACCGATGGGTCCACAAGGTGATCCGGGTCCAACTGGACCGACTGGAGCAACCGGCCCGACCGGGGCCGACTCCACCGTGCCGGGGCCAACTGGTCCGGCTGGTGCAACGGGACCAGCCGGAGTTGCAGGTCCTACTGGTCCACAGGGGCCAAAGGGAGATACTGGCAGTGCAGGTTCCCCGGGGGCTGGCGTTGCTGCCGGTGGCGCGGCCGGACAGGTGCTCACTAAACTCTCGGCCACTGACTACGCAACAGCATGGGCCGATCCTGCCGCCGGTGGGGGAGCAGCAGAGATTCCACTGGTGCCAGGACTATATGTAGTGGGCGGGGGAGCTTGGTACGGAACCCCCACTGTTGCCCACACCTACACCGCCGGATTACTTGCTAATACCATATATGCGACTCCGTTCGCAGTTACCATCCCCACTCCCTTGGCCAGGCTTGGCGCTAACGCGACGGCCTTAGGAAGTGGTTCTGCCATAGCACTTGGAGTCTATAAATCAGGGTCTAACCATCTACCCACTGACGCAGTAGCCTTGCCCGGAAATATCTCAGTCGCCACTACAGGATCGAAAGAGATAGCCGTGTCTCCTTCAGTGCTGCTAGACCCTGGTATCTACTGGTTGGCTATATTGGGCGGCACCACAGGCGGCATGCCCAACTTCACCGGAGTTAGTAGCGCCGTGACGCTTAACTTGTTAGGCGCCCCGACTATAGGCGGTAACTCATACGTCGGCCTTCAAGTTGCCTACAATGGAGGTACTTCTCCAGTTCTTCCGTCGGTGTTCCCAGCTGGTGCAATTCTCGCAACACTCTCTCCCCGCGTTATGTTTAGGGTGGACTGATGGACCTATCGCTGGAGCAGCAGCTAGCGGCCCTTCCTTCAGAGGAGCAGGCCGAGGCTCTGGCTGGGCTGGATCCCATGGAGCTGCTCTACAGCTGGGAGTTCATGGGCCGGCCGTCTCAGATCGTGCCGACCCGCAAGGAGGATGGCGGCGAAGACTTCTCGGTCGCGCTCCTGCTCGGCGGCCGTGGTGCCGGCAAGTCCCGCTCTATGACTGAATGGGTCCGGGATCTCGACAAGAACTGGGCCAAGCTCGGCCGGGATCCTGGCCGGTCGCTCAAGGGCGCACTGCTCGGCCGTACGTCGGCCGACGTTCGCGACATTCTTCTTGAGGGTCCATCCGGTCTCATGAACATCTACCCACCCTCTGAAGTGGACGCGCTGAACTGGATCCCATCCCGCCGGTTGGTGGAACTTCCTTACGGTGGCACGCTCCTGACCTTCTCGGCTGAGGAACCTGACCAGCTACGTGGTCCGGCGTTCCATATCGGCGTGGCGGATGAACTGGCCGCGCACAAGTGGAAGCCGGGCGTGGACGGTCTGACAGCGTGGGACAACCTGCGTATCGGCACCCGTATGGGCCGCATTCCGCAGATCCTTGCGGCGACTACTCCTAAGCGGGTAGCGGTGCTGCGCAAGCTGATCGCAGACGCGAAGGATCCAGCCAAGCGAATCCTGCTCAAGAACATGGCGACGAAGTCGAACCCGTACCTGTCCGGCGTGTATCTCGACGTGCTCATGGATCTCTACGAAGGCACCACCTTGGGCCAGCAGGAGCTGGACGGAGTGATGCTGGATGAGGTAGATGGGGCGCAGGTAGCGGAGTCCACAATAGAAGCGTTCCGTGTCAACCAGGTGCCCACGCTTCCCGGCACCCGCTGGGCTTTCTACGTGGGGGTTGACCCCTCGGTTGCCGAGCGGCCCAACGATGAGTGCGGCATCGTCGTGGTAGCGGTGCCACTCACACACCCGGTCCTCAAACGGCACGCTTACGTGATAGCCGACTACTCTTTCCGGGCCTCCCCATCGGTGTGGGGTGACAAGGTGATTCAGGTAGCGCGCGAGCACCAGGCGACGGTGATCGTGGAAACTAACCAGGGCGGCGCTCTGGTCAAGCGCGTGATCCGTCAGGCTGCCAGCCATGCCAACACCGTCTCCCCACCGGTCCGCGAGGTCTGGGCTACCGCCTCCAAGGCAGTGCGGTTCGGGCCGGTAGCAGCAGCATACGAGAAAGGCCGCATTCACCACGTCGGTTATTTCGTCGACCTGGAAGATCAGGAGACCAGCTGGGTTCCCGGCGAGTCTGGCTACTCCCCCGACCGAATGGACGCGGCCGGATGGGCTCTAGCGGCGGCACTCTTCCCGGATGCGCTGAAGGGCGGCGCTCCCGGATCGGCCACCACCCGTACGGTGACGCAGCGGCCGGCAGGGTTCATCAAGTTCACCCACCAGTCCCGGACCTCCGGTAGCTTGACGATCGCTCGGGGCATCCCGAACCGGCGGCGCGGAAGGCATATGCCATGACACAGCCCACAGAGCAGCAGGAGCAGGAAGAGGATGCCAACTCCCTGCTGCCGGCACTAGCTGTGGTGCTCGCGGCCTACGCCTCTTACGGTGCCACCAAGGGAACGGTGACTGGGTCCTGGCAGCAGATCGCGAACACTCTCCAGCTCCCGGACACCATCGGCGGGGCGCTCTACCGGGTGGCTGACCGGGCGCTGGCCCGCCAACGGGAAGGCTCCTCCAACCGCCGCGCGGAGGCGCTACTGGCCACGGCCGACCGGGCGCGTGAGGCTGGCCATGACGCCGGCATGCAGATCCTGACCAAAGCGGCCAAGTCAGTCGTGAGGAATGTTCACGATAACCCACCAACTCCCGGGGAAACCCCCGAGTACCTGGACCCCGAGCGGCTGCACAATCTGGTGGCCCACGCGGTGATCTCCTCAGCGCAGATGAGCGCGGCAGACGGCATCGGCCTGACTCGGAAGCGCTGGCATAACGTCGGGGATACCAGGGTACGAACCTCGCATGCAATACTTGGGTCGCGAAACTACCCCGGTAGTACCGTACCGATCTCCGACAACTTTGTTACACCAGAAGGGATCGAACTTCGGTTCCCTGGAGACCCGCGTGCTCCGCTGGACGAAGTGATCGGATGCCGGTGTTGGTTGACATTCCATCCCTAGTGGTGGAGGGAGGTGTTCCATGTACCTCAAGTGGGTTCCCCTGGTAGCGGTGCTGGGCGCTGTTGCGTCTCTCATCTTCTACATCCGGGATCAGGCCAACATTGGGTTCGGTCTCGCTGTCCTTGCGGTGACCTTCGCGCTACTTGCGCGGAGCGACCTCAACCGGTAGCGTCTCCGGCGTTGGGAGCTAGTTACGCCGACCCCCGTGAGTGCTAGCTCCCACTTAACTTCAGATAGCCGTGGACTGTGGTGGCGCGGCTGGATGATGAAGTGAGCGGGTGACCTGTTTCTCGTGGCAGGTCACCCGCTCCATTTGTTGTTGTAGAAACGGACTTCTCTCTACTAGGATTCCTTCTGATAACTTCTTTCTCAGGAGGAACAAGAGATGGCGAAGCGGTTCCTGGAAATCGGCTGTGATTGCGGCAAGGTCACGAAGTTCGACCTCCGGCTGTCCACTGTGTGCCCGACCTGCGCGGCCGGCCCCGGCCAGATGTGCATGGATCTGCGTGCCAAGTCCGGCGGCCAGCGGCTCACCCCACACCTGACGCGGCGATGACACCTCAAGACGCTGGGAGGGCCGTCGTCATGGCGGCGGCCACTGCCCGGTTGACACGACTGGTAACTGACGACGAGATCGCTCGCCCGATCCGCGACGCGGTCATGGCCTGGGCTGAGAAACCTGGCGCCGGGGCCTTGCGCAAGAGGGCCGGGTATCTGGTTGACTGCCCCTGGTGCGTCTCCATATGGGCCGGCGGCGCTGTCCTGTTAGCCTCCCGCTTCAAGTCCGGGCGCTGGTTGACAAAGGCCGGCGCGCTCTCCATGGCGGCGGCCATGCTCCTTACAGTGCAGGCCAAGATTGACGAGATGCCGGAGAACTGATGGACCCCAAGGACAAGGCACCATCCGAGCCGCCCACCATGAAGCACGCGGCCGTGGCGCTGCATGAGCTGTATCTGTCTTACAAGTCAGCTGGGTTCAGCCAGGATCAAGCCTTCCAGCTGATTCTGGCTCACGTGGCTCCGATCTTGAACGGGCAGCATAAGGGGGAGTCGTGATCTACCAGCCTGGCCAGCGGGCAGCGGTGTATGCCGACATCTACCCAGCTACCATCACCCCGCTGCCGGCTGGCGTACCGGCCAACAGCAGCATCAAGCTCCGGGCCATCATCACTGAGCGCGCGTTGACCATCGGTTGGTCGGTGGGCACCAAGGTTGAGCGGGTTGACATCGAGATGGACACGGAGGAGATAGCTCCGTACGTCTCGTATCACGGCGGAGTGGTTGGCGGCTACAACGTGCAGCGCCGGGGAGGATGTCCATCCTGTGGGGCGCGGGTGATCAAGAGCTGGAATCCGTTCCCTGGGGTCTTCCTTGTCTCCACCCCTATCGCTCCCGAGCAGCAGCAACAGGCAGCAGCCGCTAAGCCGGCTCCGTTCACTGGTCGGTACAGCCGTGACTGAGCCACTCACGGAGCAGGACTTCCAAGATCGTAGGGAGCGGTGGTACCGGGTGATCGATGAGTGGTCCTCGGAAGATGAGCCCCCGGTCCACCTGGCTCTGCCGACCATGCCTCTCGGAGAGGTTATGTGCGGGGCCGACCTTTCTTACAAGGTAAAGGCCGCTGACTGGTGGGAAGCCCCATTCGGGGTTGGACCAGTTTGCGAGCAGTGTGCACACGTGGTGACCCACTCCGGTTGACACCGTAGTATTCCCCTATGGGCATCTTCACGCGCGATACCCCGCGCAATCCGGAGCCACCCCGGCGGGCCAAAGCGCAGCCGGCCATACCTGCCGCATATAACGCGCAACGGCCTATTACGGCTTCAACCGAGCGTATTAAGGTCAAAGAGATGCAGCCGGGCTCGCGGCCTTGGGAGGTCTGGCAGACCGATGCCTGGGTGGGGTACGAGCGAGTGGGGGAGATCCACTACGGGTTCAACCTGGTAGGCAGCATTCTCTCTCGGATACGCCTCTACCCGGCCGTCGTGCTGGACCCTGAGCAGGCTCCGACCTCCATCGTCGAGGCGGCTGAGAAGGGCAAGGTAGACGCCGACCTGGCGAAGCGTGCTCAGGAGATCATGCTGGAGTTCACGACTGACAACTTCAGCTCAAAGGTTCGGTCCTTCGCTCTGAACATGAACGTGGCCGGAGAGGTCTACTTCATGCAGCTGCCGGGATCCGGCAAGTGGGTCTTCAAGTCCACAAAGGAAGTCAAGGTAGAGCAGAATTCGGTTCTCTATCAGCCCATGCGCGGGGGACCACAGCAACCACTTCCTACTTCTACGTACATCGCCCGGGTATGGCGCGAGCACCCGGAGTACTCCAAGGAGCCGGATTCCTCTCTGATGTCCCTCACGGACTCGATCGAGGAACTCCTGATGCTACAGCGGCTGGTCCGCTCAGCGACTCGCAGCCGGCTGAACGCCGGCCTTCTGTACGTCCCTGATGGTGTCACCGTACCGTCCGCTACGGTGGCAGATCCCAGCGCGGAAGACGGAGAGCAGGCCGTGGTTGACCCCGGCAACGCTTTCCTGGCCGAGCTGATGGACGCCATGGTTACTCCCGTCTCGGATGAGGGCAGCGCTAGCTCCGTAGTGCCCATGGTTGTCACCGGCCCGTCCGACCTGGGGCAGGCCATCCGACACATCACCTTCGAGCGCAGCAGTGATGAGTGGCTTGTCAACCGGGCGGAGCGCTCGCTGGAGCGCATCCTTCAGGGCATCGACGTTCCTAAGGAAATGGTGGCCGGCCTGGCGGCTGTCAAGTACAGCAACGCGGTGGTCATCGACGACAACCTGTATAAGGCCAACATCGAGCCGCTGGCACTGGCACTGTCCGACGCTGTCACTGACATGTACCTGCGTATCCGGCTGCTCTCCGAGGGCTTCGCAGAGGCCGATGTCAGCCGGGTAGTCGTCTGGTATGACCCCTCGCAGATTGTGACCCGACCCAACCAGTCGGATGAGGTGACGATCGGGTTCGAGCACTTCCTGGTGGGGCCGAAAGCCTGGCGCCGGGAGAACGGGCTGGCCGAGACTGATGCCCCCACTGAGCAGGAGCTGGCGCTCATGCTGGTCGCATCTAAGGGAGTCCTGCCTCCAGATACCACAGTCTCCCTGCTGAACGTGGCACTCCCACACGTGCTGTCGGAGCAGCGGGATCAGAACGTGGCAGAGTCTCCGGTACCGATGCCTGACTCAGCGCAGCAGATCCTGGGGGGTTGAACGTGACTCAACCAAAGCGGGAGCGGCCAAGCCGCGCCAAGGACCCGTCCGAGCGGCAGCGAGCATTTGAAGAATCCAAGATCAAGAGGGATCCTTCTGGCAAGTTCAGCACGTCTGGGCAGGGCAACACTAAAAGCGGCGGGCTCGGCCAAGGAGCATCCGGGCCAGCCGTCACGCGCCTTCAAGAGGCATTGCGGGCTGCCGGCTACAACATCCCAGCCACCGGCTACTTCGGACCGGAGACAGCGCGAGCACTCAAGGACTACCAGCAGAAGCATGGACTGAAGCCGACTGGAACACTGGAATCCACTACTCTCAACTCATTTGCCATAGAGGGCCGAGATCTGTCTAAGGCAACAGATAACGGAGGCATACCTTCCTTTGCCAAGTTCAAGGGCGGCGGCAAGGGCGGAGGAGGAGGGGGAGGAGGAGGAGGAGGAGGAGGAGGAGGAGGCTCTGCTGCTGCTGACAAAGCCAAGGCCAAGAAGCTCAAAAACGCCAAAGCCAAGGCCAAGCTGAATATCGAACGTGCGGTAGATGCTCTGGCAATTCAGACTGCTGAGCTGGCCAAGCAAGTGGAGGGATCCAAGGCCCACAATGCCCGTATCAAGGAGCTAGAGAAGGCAGCCGATGTCGCCGCCGGGGAACCTGGTCTGACCTCCAAGGGTGTCAATGAGTTGCGCACTCTTCGGGCCAAGAAGAAGATGCTGGAGCTAGGGGTCCGGGTATCCCAAGCCAGGATCAAGAGGGCCAGGAATGAGATCAAGCGGCGCACCAAGGAACTGAACTCGATCACGGGGTCGGCCGACCTCTCCCCGTTCGTACACGACTACACGATGGGGTATGACTACGGGCCGCCCGTAGGACACAACTTCCCTAAGGCTCTGCTTGCTGACCTGATCCTGGACGAGCCGGACCTTGTGGAGGAAGTGCCTTCTGCTGTGATCGTCTGTCGCACGGCAGCTGATGACCCGGTGAACGCACTGGTTGTTGATGATGACCCACATACCACGCTGGTATACATGAGCGCGGCTCTGTCAACCGACGAGCTGGACCACGTGCTCCAGTGTCTCGGGGACCTGGCCAAGCAGTGCACGCCCATCGAGACCGAGGTGAACGGGCGCGGCCGGCTGGGAGATCACGACGCGGCCGTGCTGCTGCTGGAATCCGAGACTCTTTCGGATCTTCGATGTGTTCTCACTGCCGACCCGGTGATCGCATACCAGATGGAGAGCGTAGAGCAATATCCAGAATTCGTTCCACACATCACGCTTGGTTACGGCAACGACTTCCTGATCGAGGTCATGGACCCTAGCCACCTACCGTCCACAGTATCTTTTGACACGCTCTCTCTCTGGATCGGGGAGAGCAAGTATGACTTCACCCTCAGCGGGGCACATGATCTTCCTGACAACGACACCGTATCCATGAAGGTCACCCACGGCCCTGACTTCATGGACGAGAAGTCCTACCTCACGGTGAGCGATGAGGCCGGCAACAACGTCATGTATGCCTCGCTGGCCGGAGACGACACAGGCTGGCAGAAGCTCCTGCCGGAGCCGGTCGTGGCGGCTCCAGTCTTCGAGGAGTGGGAGCACCCTCGCGGGGCAGACGGCCGGTTCATCAACAAGTTCGGGATCGTCAAGTTCCTGAAGAACGGCAAGTGGAACTACGGCCAGGTCATGGACATCTTCAAGGGTGCCGACAACAAGGCCAAGCTGAAGGTGCAGCCATCTGACCTGTCCGGCACGCCTACCCCCGGGGCCGAGGAGCTGACTCTCTCCCCTGGCTCCGTCTATCGTGCACCCAAGAAGATCGCCCACCTCACTAAAGACGATGCAGGCGCCACGAAGATCGGCGGGCAGGGCGGCAGCAATGAGGGCGGGATGTACACCATCCCGGACCCAGCTGGCGGTCCGGCCAAGAAGTTCTACGTCAAGAAGCCCAAGAGCCCGGACCACGGCAAGGTTGAGGAACTGGCCAACGACCTGTACTCAGCAGCCGGTGTGCCAGTGCCTAATGTGGACTACGACGGGAAGAACATCTACTCCGAGATCGTGGAGGGCCAGGAACTCAGTGAGACTATCAACGATAAGTTGAAGGACAAGGAGTGGTTGACGCAGATCCGTAAGAACTTTGTCGTTGATGCTTGGCTGTCCAACTGGGATGTGTTCGGACTGACATGGGACAACGTGCTGGTTGACAAGGAAGGCACATCCTGGCGGATCGACAACGGCGGTGCTCTCACCTACCGCGCGCAGGGCGCTCCCAAGGGGAGCGCATTCGGTGACAAGGTGATCGAGCTGGAGTCCATGCGCGGCGGCAAAAAGGCTCCCATCTACGGCGAGGGCAACATGCCCAAGGAGGATGAGCTAGATGGGGCCGTTCGAGTTCTGGCTATCTCTCCGGAAGAGATCGATGACCTGGTTGCGGAGCGTGGACTACCTCAGTCCTTGGCTGACACGCTCAAGTCGCGCCGTAAATACATTGCTGGCTACTACGATCTCCCACTCCCGGAAGCCTCCAAGCCGATAGACATCCCGGACGTGGCTGAGAACAGCGGTCTATCCCGCAAGTGGTTCCCGATGGCCCTGGGCCAGGCCATCACTATGTCCTCCCCCGGGGACTACATCCGGCTGAACTCCAAGACGATCAGGATCGGGGTCAATGAGTCGGACGGCTCGCTGATGGATCCGGACCAACTGCAAAATCAGCGCTGGGATCTGCTGGACAAGTACACCTCTAGCACGAAGGTCCACTACCAGAGCCCACTGCTGAACTCCATGGACCGGCCACATGACGGCGCGGTGCTGAACTCCACTGACCTCCACAGCGTCATGTTCGAGCGCGGAGACAAGATCACCGATCCCTTCGGGCAGGTGATGGAGGTGATGGGGGTCTCCCCCACCAAAAAGAAGATCATGATTCGTCCGGAGGGCTACCAGAACTCAGTAGTGCTGGACACGGAGCACATGCAGACCGGCGCCTACACCGTGCACCGCTGGGATCCGCCGCCGGAGGCGCAGAAGCCGAACCTGCCAGAAGCCGCACAGGCAGAGGTTAACCAGGTTGTCCAACAGCTGGAGCCGGTACCTGTTCCGGAGCCTGAGGTGCAGGTGTCCGAGCCTCAGCAGAAGACCGGCATGGCGGCCACCGTAGAGGCTCAGGTCAAGGAAGACATCAAGGCGGCTGCCGAGTCTTCTGCTGCTGCTGTCGCCACGGCGGACAGCAAGAACTCCATCCTGGGTGACGGGACCGAGGCGGCGCCGGGTGCCAAGGTGGTCTCCAAGAAAGACGGCAAGACCTACACCTACGTCAAGAAGAAGGGCTACAGCTCCGTCGTCAAGGATGAGAACGGCAAGGAGCTGATGAAGGCTTCCTCCACACTGACGCAGCCGGGCAAGACTCCGGCTGCCAACGTGGACGGCGCCAAGACCCCCCTGACTGGAGACGGCAAGGTTCCGCAGCTGGGCATGTCGGCCAAGGCCAAGGATGGCCATGAGGGCAAGGTCGTGATGGTCAGCCCCGATGGCAAGTTCGTGTTCATCGAGAATGCGGCCGGAGTCCGGAAGCGCAAGTCAGTCGGCACGGTGACCATCACTGAGGAGTCGGTCGCGGCGGTTGACATTCCGGAGCCGGAGCCGGTGGAGGTGCCTGCCGCTCCGGACAATGCTGGCGCGGTGGTTTCGGCAGCTGAGCCTGTCAACCAGTCCGACGAGGCGAAGACGCTGGCTGACTGGATTGACAGTGGTGTGCTGAAGGTCGGCCACAAGGTCAGCCCGATCAGCAGCCCTGACAACAGCTACCAGATCATCGCCATCACGGACACGACAGTGCGGATGATCGACAAGAATGAGACGCCATTCACCGTACTGAAGACTGCGCTCAACGACTTCACGGTTGACACGACCCCCACGGTCATCCCGGAGTCGGCCGGCGTGCCGGAGTCACCAACTAAGACGGGACCGCACGGTGGTCCGCTGGTAAACGTTTTCTCCCTGAAGCCGGGAGACTCGGTATTTCACGGTGACGAAGTTGTCCTAGTCACCAACGTGGATCAAATTGAGTCTGCTGGGCACGGCTATGTTTCCTTCTCTACTGGCACCGTTGGCTACTTTGACGCGGAGTCTCCGTTCACTGAGAAGACTGAGACCAGCATCTTTGACGAGGACGGGGCGTTCCTGCCGGCTCACCAGATCATCCCCCATCTGGAGCCGGGGGATGAAGTCGAGGCTGGTGAATACCTCTTCATCGTGGTAGAGAACAACCTCCCACTGGGGGATGACAAGGCAGCTGTGGTCGTAGACCTCGGAAATCCTTCCCCGCATCTGCTGTCTACGACTGACTTCGGCCCCATGGCCAATATTCGGGTAACCCGGAAGGGCTCCGATTACGTAGATGCTGAGCTTACGCAGGGTCAGATAGACGCAGCCCACGCCATGGCCGAGAAGATGAAGGCCGGCCCGGGAACTCCTGACGACCACAAGCTGACCGGCAACCAGGGCCAGGACGCGGCCGGCTGGGCACTGAACCAGAATCTCAAGTACGACGACGCTAAGTACTCGATCTTTGTCTCCGGGGCAGGCACATTCTGGCGTCGGCACACCACCTCCGGCTGGCAGATGTGGACGGTGAACGCCGCCGGCACTGGCGGCACGTGGGTCGGGGAGGGGGACCTGGAAGGGCCTCTGGGCCTGAAGAACTTCCATCAGGTGACCGGCACTGAGTTCCTCACTCTCCCGAATGGGTACGGGGTAACTATCCAGTCGGGAGACCAGATTGCCAAGATCGGCAACGAGTATTACATTGCCACGCCATCCAGCACTGCCTGGTATCACATCGACGGTAACGACTCGGTTGATGTCAACACGGCCGTCAACAAGTACCTGTCAACCGGGGAGCCGTACGCGGTGACCTTGTTCCACGACCCGTTCAGCCCGCAGGTTGACGTGGTGGACGTGGCTCCAGCTCCGGGACCGGGATCCGTGGCTACTCTGGACACCGTCAGCGGCTGGACTGTTGCTAGCTGGGAATCAGTAGTCCACGTAATTGATACAGATACTTACTATGTGCAGGCTGGACCCGGCAAAGCATGGTTCCCGGTAAAGGAAGATGGCAACCTGGGATCTGCGTCTATCAGCCACCATGTGATGTCGCTGGTACCGGAGGATAAGGCGACGCTGGTCCACCAGTCTGAAGAGGACGGTGACCCGTTCCCCGAGCCGACTACTCCACAGGCTGAGCCCAACCTGCTCCAGAATCTCCTTGATGCCACCCTGAAGTCTCAGGGCCAGGGCCTAGGTGGGACGTTTGACAACTACGTCGCCCAAGTGGATGACATCGTTCTGAAGTCTGATACCTCAGCTGGGACCACCTACCTGGTCAAGGGGGAAGACGGCAAGTACCACACCATCGTGAATGGGACTCCGGAAGCAGCTGGTTACGAAGAGTCCGCGATGAAGTCGTTCATCGAGGCCACTAACACGGGGCAGCTGATCGCTGGCGTCAAGATGTCAGTGGCTCAGGGCAAGCTGGACCAGTACGACGCGACAACGGCGCCGGACCTCTCCGGCCCTGGTCCGGCCAGCCCGGTTCCGCAGAAGATCAACAATGTCGGGTTCGTCACCGGTCTACCTCAGTTCGAGGGGCTCACGTACGAACTCCAGCCGGGGGAGGAGCTTTACACGACTGGCACTAATGCCTACGTGAGCGTCCCTGGCACTGGCCCCGACGTTGAGAACTTGCAGGTACACCAGATTTACCACCCGTATGGCGAGACTGAGATGCAGAAAGTTCAGTTCGCTACTTATGGCGATGGGTTCACCAAGCCCCTGGTCAAGATTGCCTTCGCCCCACAGTCGGCCACACCGGTTCAGTCAGCGGCTAGTGGAGCGAACGTCTCCATTGGAGCGCCACACCCGAGCACGCTGGAGAAGAGTACAGCGACCACGCTGGGTGAGATCGGGCTTGAACCGGGAGATTGGTTCTATGTAGACAACGGGGACAACGACCCGGACTACCCGCCTAAGTACATGAAGGTCAAGGACTACAACGGAGCGCTAGCCGGCGGCTGGATCGACGTGGATATCTACACCGTTGACCAGAAAACGGACACGGCTTCCTTCACCCAAAGCAAGTCGTTCAAGCAGTCCGATACGGCCCCGAGCACCACCAATGTCTACGTGATGAAGAAGGCTGCCCCGCCCCCGGCACCGGTCGTTGTCAAGCCCGGTGCTCCGGCGCTTCCGACTGAGGACGAGACGCTGGCGTGGGGTGGGGCACTCACCAAGAACGGCTACATCCCTTCGGTCGGTATGCATGTTGCTGGCAAGGGTCCGATGCATGGCAAGATCGTGTCTCTCAGCAAGAACAAGCAGAGCGCGGTAGTCCTGACCTCCACTGGCGAGAAGTCGACGCGGCTTGTGTCGGCACTCCGGCTGGACATGGAGGAGTACACCCCATATAAGGCTCCGCTGCCTCCGTCAGTTGTCCCGCAGGGCATGGCGCTGGCGGTTGACACGCCGGCCGAGGCGCTGGGCAAGACCTTGCAGGACGGCAAGTGGCGGGCGATCGTCACCAGCGTCCCGGGCATCCGGAACGGCGAGATGGTCACGGTCCGCGCAGTCGGCCCATCCGGCAAGAAGTACAACCGGGTGATCTTCTCTTTGACCAAGGAGCAGCGCGCGACGCTGGCGAGCAACCTGGCCACCGGAGCCATGGAGGAACAGGGCGACTGGGTACGCAGCAAGAAGCTCACCGGAGACATCGCGGTGGGCGAGCGTGTCGCTCTTAAGCCGTCTGCCAGCAGCAAGCCGGAGAATCAGGGCGCCTGGCGGCCGGACAACTCTGGCAACCCCCCGAACTTCGAGGTGGTCGCTGTCGAGGACACGCCGGATGGAAACAAGAAGGTCACCTTCAAGAGCCTGGGAAGCACTGATGTCGTCACCACCCCATGGGCATCCGGGCACACCTATACGGTAAACACGTGGGATCCCACCAAGATCAAGGTGCTGAGCCCGGGGCAGTTCACCTTGAGCCAAACGGCCAAGGATAAGGGCTGGACCATCGCTCATGACGGCGGACTCTCGGCCATGCACGCGGACGGGACACTGGATGTAGAGCCGGGACAGGCGGTGCCGGCTCACAAGAGTGCATTCAGCGACTTCGGTTCCTCCACCAATGTGCGCCTGGTCGCTAGTAACGGGGTTGTTATTGAAGTGGTGGAGCCGTCTGGTTCCTACAAGAACGATTCCCGCTACGGCATGACCTCGGTATCCCTGCCTGAGGGTGCGACAGATGCAGACCTCTCTGCCGCGCTGGCTGAGCTGGGCCTGGGTGGCTACTCCCCCATGACGCAGTCCTCAGCTAAGCAGCAGGTTCGGGTCATGCTGTCCACTATGGTCAAGTGGAACCAGGCTGATGTGGAGAACACGCAGGGCCTGTCTGATGAGCAGATCTTCAAACTGGCCGGGGATCAGATGGGCATCCCTGACCTTGGCTGGCAGGACGTGCGGGTCGGCGTGGATGAGTCCATTGGCAAGGTGTCGTTCTTCTGGTCGGATCGAGCCATCACTGCCATGAAGGCCAAGAGCAAGATGAACCTGGTAGTCAAGGGTGGCAGTAGAGCCGATGCCGAGACCGTCGTCTCGGCGGCTCTGTACGGCCAGGTCAACTCCATGAACAAGCGACTTAACGGAGCCGTGTACGCGCCGTCTGGGAAGGGTCTAGGGAAGTCGGCGCAGTCCGACTCTGGCGGGTATGCCGGCCACGGGGCCTATGCCTCAGCCAAGAGCTACACCAGGCTTCCAGACCACAACGACCAGGCTTCTTACGTCAGCGGCGGCATCATGTCCTACTACCGTCCTGAGGCTGTCTACGGGCGTATCGGGGACATGCGAGCCTCCCTGGGAGACGTGTTCGGCAACCCCACTTACGGGGAAGAGAACGTCTTCAAGAACATTCTCAACTGGGGCAACGTGAAGGACTACTACATTAGCGGTGGTCTAAGTCCTGAACAGACCTCCATGATCGCGGTTCCCAGCCAGAAGGAAGTTGACTCGGCTATCGCGAAGCTGAAGGCCAAGGGAATCGTGTCGATCAATGGCATTCCACTTGAGAAGTACATCGTCACCATGGCTGTAGCCAAGACTATGAAGCCTTCCGACCTGCCACCCCTCTACCTGCCACCGAACATCCGGAACATTCTGGATCTCCCGGAAAGCTATGAGGTGTAGCCATGCTAGCCCCCAACCCGGCCGTCATTGAGGTGATCATCCACAGAGTTGATCCAATCACTTCAGCGCCGTATGACACGACCTCGGTTCGTTATGGTGCCGACGTGGAGCTACAAACTGGCGAAAACGGTCTCATGCTTGTGTGGGACGAAGGGGATGAGCTGCGTGGAGTAGTGATCTCTGAACCTGTTGATGAGGGCGGAGGAGTCTTGACAGCGACAGCTGTCTTCTCTGACCCGGCAGCTCCGGATGAGACAATACGGATCCGGCCACTTGACCCATATGATGCAATCACTCTGGCTCCAGACGCTGGTGTACCGCAGCCGCTAACCGTGGTTGAGGCTCACATTTTGAGGGGAGGAATGTTGGCACTCCAACTGGACGCTGTGGTGGCTCCGGACAACACAGTCGTCACGCTGATTATCGAGACTGGCATGGGACCGTTCGTGCGGTATGACGGGGAATGGATCGCACTCCCCGAGGGCAACACAACGCTGGACGATATGTCCCTGGTGCAGGTGGCCCCATCCGCTCTGGCAGTGTGGGACGCTGGCGATGCCAGCGGAAAGACCATTAGCGTGGCTGATCTGCCGACCAAGCTGCTTGGCGAAGAAGCCGAGGTTATCGAGATGCCGGGAGAAGCACAGCCGGCGGTAGGCGAACCGGAGGAAGCGGTAGTGGCATCTGGAGCGAACATCCCGTCTGTCAACCGGGTGGATGATCTTCCGGTGGCTGTGCGCTATGCCATCACCCACCCCGACAGCCGGTGGTATGTGGTGAAGCGCGCAAAGGCTCTGGGGGCACTCGACAAGATCCCGCAGGAATGGCAGCTCGGCAAAACCGCTCCCGAGACACTGCCGGAGTTCCCCGCCTCTGACAGCGAGGAGATGACTCTCCCTTTTGAGGAAGCCACGGCGGCGGCAGCCGTCGTGGCCGCCGCGAAGCACTACGTGCAGCTGTGCATCAATGGGGATGAGCCGGTTGGAATCTTCGGATCCTTGATGATGCAGTCCCGTGAGCACAGGTTGCTGGATCATCCGGCAGTCATCGCGGCTATCAACTGGAGAGAGTGGCTGCACCCGCGCGGTAAGGACGGCACGTTCATCGAGAAGTTCGGCCTGGTGAATGTCTTCGCAGACAAGAACGCTCCGATCACCAGCCGCACGGCTGATCGGCGCCGGGGCCAGATCACCAACCTCACCCCTCAGGGCGCCCATGTCTCCTACGTGGACCGGGATGGGAATGCAATACCCGCAGACCCGGCAGCCGGATTCCCTGACGTGATCCCGGTAGGGGACATCAACGACAAGGTGATGATGGCTCCAAAGTCGTTGGCCACTCTGCCCCGCAGCCTCACTGAGAACTTGAGCGCGATCGAGGAAGTCGACGTAGCTAGAGCGGCTGATCCGAACTACCGGCCGACTCTTTCCCTGGAGCAATACGACCAGAAGCTACAGGAGTTCATCGCTAGCCGGCCTCCGGCCCCCAACGTCAATGTGAAGGGCCAGCCTCCGCTCACTGATGCGGAATACCAGGCACATGTGAAGTGGCTGGATGACACCCTGGCAGACGCTAGAGCAGCTGGACTGGCTTACGAAGATGCGTTCAGAGACTCTAACGGCCAGTGGTCTACCGAGCGAGAAGAGTACTTTGAGCAGCTCGTTGATGAGCTGCATGCGGAGATGACCGTCACTAAGGCTGGAAAGCCGAAACCACAAGGTAGGAAGTCTTTGCTCCTGGGTGGACTGCCGGGGGCGGGTAAGTCAACCATCCTGAGTGAAGCCGTAGGCGGAGAGGAGATCCTAGACAGGGACTGGGTGCAGATCAACTCAGACCTTTTCAAGGAGAGGATCGCAGAGCGGGGAGACGCACCAGATATCCCTGGTATGGGAGAGCTGGAGACGGCCGACCTGATCCATAAGATGTCCAGTCGGCTAGCCATGCTGTTTGAGTCTCGACTGATCGCTGAGGGCTACAACGTCATCTTCGATGGCACCATGGGCGGTGATCCTCCACCGGTCAATGTGGACGATCTCAGGAAGCTGGGCTACGCGGTGGATGGAGTTTTCGTAGACGTTCCTATCGATGTTTCCCTGAAGAGGGTGCAAGAGCGTCACCGGCGCGGTATTGACCGTCTCCGGGATGCGAACAGCGATGACACCATTGGTGGCCGCTACGTTCCCTCAAGGGTCATCGAGAAGAACAGGGTGAGAGACACTACCCAGAACATCATCAACTTCAACGATCTCGCCGATTATATGGACCGCTGGGCATCTTACGACAACACCACCAAGCCGGCTACTCTCCTGGACCACTCTGCTGAGATGCCCGGCGCGGGTGCCATCGGAGTTCCTCCAGTTGCTCCAGCTGCTCCGGCCGGCGCGGTGGCTGCTGCTGCTGGTGTCTTCGGCACTGCCTCCGGGACCGATCATGTGGTCGCGATGTTGTATGCCTTCAAGGCCGGCCTCAAGACTTTCGATGATGTCCGGGAAGCAGTGGCTAACGCGACGTTCGCAGTTCGTAAGACAGAGCCAACTATGGATAACCATGCCGCGCTCTATGAAGCCTTCAACTCCGTCGACCAGACGACGTTCGAGGACACGGTAGTGAGAGCGAAGTATCAGCGTATTCTCACTAATGACCAGGTAGCGCAGTTGCAGAGAGAGGCACACTGGGAGGCGGCATCATGACATCTTTGGTCATGTGTGGATATAACAAGGCTTACCCGGTTCCCCGGCGTCTGCGCGGCGAAGTCAGCCAGCATGAGGTGCCCGCGTGGCAGCTCCTCGCGCTCTCGGCATCCGGGGGTGACAGCGGGAAGTGGGCGGACGACACGCTGGAGTCAGCGCTCTCGGCTCTGAGCCGGCCGGCCCGCGAGACGCTGGAGTGCCCGGACTCAGACTGCGAGGATATCGGGTTCTACGCCACGGCGGACGCGGCCGACGACATGCTCTATCGGCAGCTGGTGCGTCGGGTGGGAGAGGCATCCTACGAGACCCTGACAGCGGCCGGCGCCTGGGAGCCTTGGGAGGGCTCTGACCCACTGATCCTGCTCACCATGCCGGACGCGGTGGACCTCGCGGATGCCCTGCTGTCCGGCGCGGAAGGCCTGGCCCTGCGCTGCTACACGCCTCAGGCGTGGCTGGCTCCCTCAGCCTTCCGGCATTCCGGGCACCAGGATCTGTCGCTGCTGGCTTCCGTGAACGGCGACCTCACCCTTCCGTTTGCCGACCGCGCTCGGAAGTGGGATGGGGATGCTGCTGTCAACCGGCTGTTCTCGCGGGCCAGGAAGACGGATGGGTCCTACGACACGGGCAAGCTCAGCCAGGGATTCCTCTACCGAGATCCTGACGCGGACCCGCAGACGCAGGCGGCCTGGCTCCTTCCTTTCACTGATGTGGTCAACGGTGAGCTTCAGATCGTCTCGGCTGGCCTCACTGCTGCTGCCGAGCTGCTTCCCAGCCTCCAGATCCCGCAGACTGATCAAGAGAAGATCAGCTCCCGGATCAGCCGGATGGCCTCACCGCTGTCAGCAGCGGTTGACACGGTGGCCGAGGAAGACTGGACCCCCTTCGCTGTGGTCGATGACCTGGACCCCGGCGCGGTGATCGCACTGATCCGGCTCCAGCCGGGGCCGAAAGTCCAGCGCTATGACCAGAAGTCATGGGTCGATGACCCCGAGCTGTTGGCGCAGCTGGAGGGTGTAAACCCCCCGCCGCTGGTAGAGCTGGATGACCCGGCCCTGTCTGACGTGATCGCGCAGATAGACGGGGTCACGGCAGCGGTCTCCCCCGACCCCCGGGCCGAGAAGCTCCGGCGCTACTGGGCCGAGGGCAAGGGTGCTGCCAAGATCAAGTGGGGCGCTCCGGGAGACTTCAAGCGGTGCGTCCACCAGCTCAACAAGTACATGCCCGGCCGGGCTGAGGGCTACTGCGCGAACCTTCACAAGAGGGTGCTGGGCAAGTGGCCGGGCCGAGGCCGGAACCGGGGCCATGCTGCATCGGCCATGTCAACCGAACAGGCGCTGCTGTCCGCCCTGGTGGCCGGCGCATGGAGTGATCATCACGGAAGGAATGTCGACATGCTGAAGGACGGCATCTACACAGAAGCACTGGACGACGTGGGCCTGGTGCGCGCCGTCCTGGCCGGCGGGTTCCCGGTGGCACCCCCGGACGAGTGGTTCGCCAACCCCGGTCTGGAGCGGTTGACACCGCTGACCCACGACGACAGCGGCCGAGTCTTCGGCCACATCGCGGACTGGCACCAGGCGCACATCGGGCTCCCCGGCAGCGTCAAGCCGCCGCGCTCCCGGTCTAACTACAGCTACTTCACCACCGGCACCCTGCGCACGGCCAGCGGCAAGGACGTGAACGTGGGCCAGCTGACCCTGGCCGGCGGCCACGCGCCGCTCAATGCGGACGCTGGGCACGCCGTGGCCCACTACGACAACACGGCCAGCGCGGTCGCTGACGTGGTGGTAGGGGAGGACAAGTTCGGGATCTGGGTGGCCGGCGCGCTCCGGCCGGACATCAAGCCTGAGCAGGTCCGCTCGCTCCGCGCGTCGGCCCCATCGGGGGACTGGCGGCCCATCAACGGCTCGCTGGAGCTGGTCGCGGTCTGCCAGGTCAACGTGCCGGGCTTCCCGATCGCTCGGGCCAGGGTCGCGAGTGGCGCGGTTACCGCACTGGTGGCGGCCGGCGCGCGGTCCCTCGCGGTGCTCAAGGCCAGCATGACGGCGGACGCGGCCGTGCTGGAGCGGCTGGCCGCTGTGGAGACGGCTCTCTTCACGGAGGAGCCTGAAACGGCAGCAGTGGAGGCCGAGCCGGAGCAGCTCCCTGAGACAGACGAAGTCGAGATCATTTCCCCGGAGGCCGAACCGGAGGCCGAGCAAGAAGAGGCTGAGGCTGAGCCGGCCATTCCCGTGGAACAGCCGGCGTCGGAGGCTGTGCAGCGGGCGCGGGAGGCCGCGAAGCAGCTGAGGATCCAGAAGCTGCGCGACCGGGTTCACCCGGTCACGGCGGCAGCGGGGGGTGATTCAGGGCTCCCTTTTGCTGATAGGGGTCGGTCGTGGGATGGGGCAGCAGCAGCTAACCGCATGTTCGCTAGGGCCAAGAAGTCGGACGGCACTTATGACACGGGGCAGCTGGCGCAGGGATTCCTCTACCACGACAGCAAAGCTGACCCGAACAACAAGGGATCGTGGAAGCTCCCCATCGCTGACGTGGTCAACGGGAAGCTCCAGATCGTTTACTCCGGGCTCGCAGCGGCAGCAGCAGCGCTGAAGGGTGCACGGGGCGGGGCCAGCATTCCGCAGGCTGACCGGGCCACTATCCAGTCTAAGATCAATGGCCTGTACAGCAAGGCGGCCAAGAAGTTCAAGGACGACGAGATCGTGTCCCCGTTCAAGTAGTCACTCCGCCAGCAGTGGAATGATGATCAGGCTTACGTAGCATTCCTCGCACACAGGAACCACCGTCCCGGGCGGTGGTTCTTGTGTTTCCACTACCCATCGAGACTCCACACCAAGATCGTGGACTGAGTCTCCTGCGTATACCGAGATGTTCTCGATGGGGAATCCCAGCTGTGTCAACCGACCCTTGGCCTTAAGCAGATCCTGGCCCACCAGGTTGGGCATCTTGAAAGACCAGGTCTGAGCCGGTGCTGCGCAGTTGGCCAGCAGCAGTATAGGCAGTGCCACCAACAGCAACTTCAGTCTCATCGCTAACCTCCCACCTCACCTTAGGGGTAGGCTAGCAATAAGCGAAGCGCCCACCAGACCTAAGTCGGTGGGCGCTCCTGCTGAGGATTACTCGGGGCACTCGGGGGTATCGGTCTCCTCAACCTCAACAGTCTGGGTGGGCTCCTCCGCAGTGGTGTGGAAGTTTGCCTCAATGTCAACCAAAGCCTTGCGGGTAGAGATGTCGATCTCCAGCATTGCGAGTGCATCCAGCAGGCTCTCCCGGATGACCTCAAGGTTTTCGATCCGCTGAGCCGGGGACATGCCGGGCACGCCGACGAGACGCTGGGCAGCGGAGAAGAGGCGGAAGTAGATCCGGTGGCGGGGCTTGGTGTCCAGCTGGGTGGGGATGGGCTCTAGGTTGATCTTGTTCTCACTCATGGGAACTCCTCTGGGTGGTAGTGGTGAGCGGTACAAGGGCAACTATACACAGCAGGTCAACCACTGTCAACTGTGGGTGTGGCTTGTGACCCAGATCGCTGTGTCATACTCTGTGGGTATCGAGTGACCCTCCATCCGGGTAGTGACCTTTCCTACCCAACCGGGCGTAACTCTTCAGCTATTGACTGAGGTGTGCCCAAAGAAGGAGGGAACAGACTCATGGACGAGTTCGCTCAGAAGCTCGCAGATATCGCCAACCTCACTGACGAAGAACTCGCGAGCCTTCAGGCAGACATCACAGCGGCATTCGACGCTGCCGATCAGGCGGCCGACGACGTGCGCATGGCTGCTCTCGCTGACGCGCTGGACCAGGTGTCTAGTGAGCTGGAGAAGCGCTCAAATGGCGGAAGCGAAGCGGCCCCGGCTGCTGAGACTCCGGTGCCAGCCGCTATGGAACCGCAGCTGGTCGCAGCTGCTGAAGACAACAACGACGAAGCTAAGGAAGGTGACCCGGTGGAGCAGCAGACAGCAGGCGGCGCTCTGACCGTGCCGCGTGACCGTGAGCCGGTTACGGCGGCGCCCACGACCTCCGTGGTCGCTGGCGCTGACATCCCGGGTTACTCGGCTGGAACTGTAATTCCGACCCTGAAGGACTTCGCGGACGCCTTCACGAAGCGCATCCGCACCCTCCACGGCCTGAGCGGCGGCAATGGCGAGAAGGTCGTGGTGGCTTCCATCAAGACCAAGGCGCCGGAAGACCGGATCCTCTACCAGGGTGACCTGGAAGGGAACAAGGCCAAGATCGAGGCCGTGACCAACCAGGCAGCCATCGTGGCGGCCGGCGGCTGCTGTGCTCCGCTGGAGACCCGTTACGACCTCTACACGATCGGCGACACGGACCGGCCGGTGCGCGGCGCGCTTCCCGGCTTCCAAGCTGACCGTGGTGGCATCCGGTACTTCAAGGGTCCAAAGCTCGCGGACGTGACCGGCGGCGTGGCTGTCTGGACCTGTGACGACGACGAAGCGGTCGATCCGGCCGACGAGTTGACCTGGAAGGTCTGCATCCGGGCGGATTGCCCGCCGGAGCAGACGGCCGAGGTTCAGGCCATCACGATGTGTATCAAGTTCGGCGTGCTCCAGTCTCGGATCTTCCCGGAGATGGTCACGGCCAACACGGAGATGCTTCGGGTTCAGCAGGCGCGGTTCGCTGAGGCGGTGCTGCTCTCGCAGATCAAGGCGCTCTCCAAGCTGGTCACCGGCCCGGCCATGGCGTACGGCGCGATCCGGGACTTCATCCGGACCATCCACCGGGCGGCGGCTTACCTGCGGGATGTCAACCGGCTGGTCAACAACGAGCGGCTGCATGCGATCATCCCGTCATGGTTCCGCGACCTGATGATCTCTGACAGCGTCACGGCCGAGAACTCGACGGCCCGGCTTCCCGACAACTACGGGATGTCCGAGGCGGAGCTGAACAGCATCCTCAATGAGCTGGGCATCACGGTGACGTGGTCCCTGGACACCTGGATGCCGACCGCTTCCCTGCCGGCGGCCGACGCGGGCGGCGCGGCTACAACGGCTCCTCCGGGCGGGTTCTACGTTCCCTTCGATGAGGCAACCCTGGCAACCCCGGTGCCTCTGCCGGACTTCCCGAGCCAGGTTCAGTGGGCTCTCTTCCCTGAGGGATCTCTGCTCCTGCTCGACGGCGGCACACTGGACCTCGGTCTGATCCGGGATTCAGCGCTGGTCCGGACGAACGACTACATGCAGTTCTCCGAGATCTTCGAGAGCGTGGCCAGCGTCGGGGGCTTGCCACTGTGGATCACTTCTCCGCTCGATGACACCGGGTACTGCTGCCCGTAACCGGTCGGCAGTCAGCGACGGTGACGAGACAAGGAGAGTGAAGTGGCTAAGTACACACAGGACAATGCCGCTTCAGTCCGTGGCGTAGCGCTTATGGCGACGCGACTCGGACCGGACGGTGCTCCCCTGTCGGGTAGCGAGTGTGACAATTACTTGACCGGTGGCTATATCTCCTTCACGTTCACCCCCGTGTACGTCGAGGGCGATGAGATCGAGATCATCAACGCAGCTGGTGAAATCTGCGTCACGTACAAGCTTCCTGACACCCTGAAGAACACGACTATCGGCCTTGAGCTGTGTGACCCGGACCCGGTGCTCACCCAGATGCTGGTCGGTGGAGAGGTCATTGTGGACAGCACCGGGGCGCTTTGCCCGCTCCCCGGTGCTTTGCCTGATGACCTCCACGCGGTTGGCTACGCAGCCGAGAAAACTGGTGTGGAGGCTAACCCAAACGGGGTTGCCCTTCGCGTCTGGGCATCTGCGATCGTCAACGGAAAATCAGCTAATCAGTGCCCCTACTGGGATTACCTCTTCCCCTCGGTCAAGCTCCGGCTTGATGGGGACCGGGTAGTCGAGAACGGGAATCTGGCTACTGTCTTCACTGGAGTAGGTACGGGAAACATGAACTACGGCACTGGCCCGAACCTGGACCTTGCTGGAGTTTCCCCGGCTCCCGTGTCTGGAGCATTTGACTGGAAGTTTCCGCAGTACGCGGACCGTGTGTATGCCTACGCGCGGGCTACGAACGCTCCGGTAGGGCTCCGTGGTTGCTTCGCTAACCTCGGTATCCCGGTCGTCGCGATCGTGGCTGGCACGCCGGCAACGCTGTCTCCGGTCAATGCAACGCGGCCGGCGGATCTGGCAGCCCTTCAGGCTCTCGGCCCGCTGGGCAACAGTGCTCCGTGGACTGCTGGCCAGTACGTGCTTCTTGCCGATGGTTCGCAGGCACATTGGGATGGCACTGCTTGGGTAGCTGGCGCAGTTCCGCCAGTTCTGACAGCCTTCAACGCCGGTCGCCCGGCCACGAAGGTCCCGGCAAACGCGGCAGTTCCGGACACGTTGGCGGAGCTGCTGGCCATGGTGCCGGCTGTCACGGCCAACCCGACCACTCAGTGGTTGGCTGACCAGTATGCGCAGCTGACTACCGACCAGGTCTCTTGGAATGGCAGCACTTGGGTCTTGTACGCCGGCCCGGTCAAGGAAGCTGTCGAACCTAGCGACACGTTCAGTGCCGAAACGACGATCACGGCATCTGACCAGACCAACGCGGACAAGCTGTCCGGGCTCGGGTACGCCCCTGCTCTGCCGGCTGCGTGGACCACTGGCCAGACGTTCACGGTCGGAACGTTCGACTTCAACTGGACGGGCACAGCTTGGGCACCTGGAACGGCGGCTTTCGGGGCACAGGCGGCCGGCGGCGAGGAAGGTCCGGAAGCCGGACCTACTTCCGGCGGCGGCGAGCCTACTACGCCTCCCCCTCCGACGCCGACGACCGGCGGTGGTGGCACGGAGACTCCGGCCCCGGAGCCTGGCCTGACGCTGGAGCCGACTCCGGCGCCTAGCACTGGCCCGGTCAACCCTGGTCCGAGCAATGACGAGATCCCGCCGAACACGGGCAGCAGCACGCCGCCCACGCCGGCCACGGGAACTACGCCTAGCACGAGTAGGGCGAGGCGCGGCACCAGCAACATGTAAGGCAGCAGGTTGATGGCGATGACGGGAGGGCTGAAATGCTCTGGGTAGACCCTAAGGACCCTTCCGTCATCGCCGCTGTCTGGCACGGGACACGACTCCCTGCTCCGGACTTGGAGATCTTCCCTACGCCGGCCGAGGCCGAGGACATCGCAGAGGCCATTGCTATAGCCGGAGAGGTGCTCATGCGCCTCTCCGGCTTCAAGCTGCATCCGGCCGGCTGCGCTGAAGAGGACTACATGGCTACGCCTCGGGTGCACCGGTTGACACCGACCTTCCGGCCACTGCGCGAGGTGACCGGCGTCTACTGGGTATGCGGCACAGACGGAGATCCCACGGTGCCGCTCCCCTGGACTCCCTGCCTGGTCGGGCAGGATGTCTACTTCAATGAGAAGCACTGCAATCTGGGCTGGATGATGGGCGCGTGCGGCTGTGAGCCACGCGAGACGTTCATGGTCAAGATGGCCTACCGGTTCGGGTCAACCATCACCAGGGCGGCCCGCCGGGCGCTCCTGATCTTCGCCCATGAGCTGTATCTGGGGATCATCGGGGACGACGAGTGTCAGCTCCCTGATCGGGTTACCTCTGTCAACCGGGAGGGGATCTCCTACACGGTCATCGACCCGCAGACCTTCCTGGACAAGGGGTTCACCGGGCTGGCCCGGGTTGACTCTTTCCTGGCTCCGTTTAACCCGGACAAGGCGCGGCGGCCTTCGGCCGTCTACACCCCCGACTCTCCTCCCGGCGTGGCTGTCTGCGTGCGGACGGCCACCTTCGCTGAGCCTCCGCCGGTGGTGAATCCGCTATGACCACCCCACCGGTCTATCGCCGCACAGGCGACTTTGTGAACCTCAACGAGGCCATCCAAACCCCGTTCCCGGACACGCTTTACGGGATGGCTGACGCGCTGCTGGCCAGGATGGAGACCTGCTTCCTCGGGCGTGGGCTCACACTCCCGGAGCGCAAGATCGTCTACATGTCGCCCATCGTGCAGGACTGCGAGCAGGCGGCCGTCGTCTTCTCCGGCTGGGTGCCGACCCCCGTGTGGGATGGCACGATCATGTGCGACGCCTTCCGCTGGCTGGCCAACTTCAGCTGTCTGGTGACCCGCTGCACACCGGCCGTCCCGACCAAGAACGGCGGCACACCCCCCGTGGCCAAGCAGCGCGAGGCGGCTCAGATCTCCTCAGCCGACGCGGAGGCCATGCTGTGCGTCGTGTCAACCGTTGGCGAGATCGGCCCGGAGTTGCAGGTCATCACGCATGCGCCTCAGGGTGGCCTCCAGACGGTGGAGCTGATACTCAACCTGCCAGCAGCCGGGGCGGTGTGACATGGCCAAAGACGTGTGGGTGGTCCTAGATCAGCCGGCGCTACGCGCGTTCCTGGGATGGCAGGGCGAGGTCGGCCGGCGCTTCGAGCGGCTGGCCAAGGAGTCAGTCTTTCGGATGGCTGGCATGGCCCCGAAACGGCACGGCGGCCTAGCCAAAAGCATGAGCTATAAGAAAGGTCGCACGCAGTCCGGCATCTATTTTGATGCAGGGGCCAGCGTTGGCTACTCGGCGGCTCAGGATCAGGGTGGCCGGGCACACGTGATCCGACCGCGCAGCCCTAACCCCAACGCCAGACTCAAGTTCTACTGGGCCAAGGTCGGCGCGGTCGTCTACTTCTCCAAGGTCAGCCACCCCGGTAACCCGGCGGTCCACTACGTGGAGCGCGGGTTCCGGCGGGCGCTGGGGATGTGGGAGAGGGGCGGTTGACATGAACGGCCAAGAGGTCCACTACGTAGAGCGCGACTTCGAGTATGAGGTCACCTACTGCCGCGCGGCAGTGATCTCCCGACTGTACGGGGACGACAAGATTGCTGACCTGGCAGTGAGCCGGTCGGACAACATGTTCTTCTCTACGAAGAGTCCGTACGACACCAACAAGCACCGGGTGGGTTCGTGGCACTACCCGGATACAGAAGATTGATGGAGATGAGATGGCGCACAAAGTGTTCGCAGTGGCACAGGCTAAGGACCCTGTGTCTTTCGATCTTGAAGGGGTGAAGTTCTACTGCCGGCCGAGAATGGCAGCGGGGGTGATTCTCGCTATCGGCGCTAACAGTGAAGACGAGTCTGAGTCTTCTATCAAGACTATCCGGATGTTCTTTGCTACTGCTCTCGAACCGGATTCTCTAGATCTTTTCAACGAGATGATCAACGATCCTAACAAAGCTATCCCTCTTAGCACGTTGATGGAAATCATCAACTGGCTCTCGGAGGTCTACACGGCCCGCCCTACTGGAGAGACCTCGGAATCTACGTCACAGGCAACCTCCGATGGAAGCAACTCGACGGATGGTGCCTCTCCCGAGGTCTTGACCTACTCACGCTCGACGCAGCCCGCGCTTTCTCAGTAGTAGAGCACTGGCTGGAGAAAAAGTTCGTTGATGGTCCGGAGATAGCAGAACGCAAAGAGAGATTCTGGACAGAGATGGCCAGACTAGAGAAGACAGCAAGCAGCGATCAGGCTGAGATTATTGAAGATCTACAGAACGTCCCGCCGCACCTTTGGGGAAGACGGATGAGGTGAACACTCCATGGCAATCGTTGGCACTGCTTATATCAGGGTCAAGCTGATCTCCAGCAAGGTCAGCGATGATATCAAAAAGACCGTGGAGGGTTCGCTTAAGGATGCAAAGAAAGACATAGACAAAGCAGCTGAAGCAGTGGGCAAGGATGCTGGAAAGAGTATTGCTAAGGGAGTCTCCTCTTCACCTGATCTTAAGCAGACTGGAGATAAAATAGGTAAGAATGTCACTAAGGGCATTTCTAATGGCATCAAAAACTCTTCCCAGACGGTAGTCAAATCCATCAGTGATGTAACTGAGAAAGTTCGGAGGAAGGTAGACAAGGACGGCCGGATCTCCGGTAACTCTTTCGTCGCTGGGTTTGTTAGTCAGGTAAAGAGCCTCGCTTCGCGCGTCACCTCTAATATATCCATCGGCGGAGCACTGGCCAGAGAAAGAGGAGTCACTGCCGGTAAATCGCTGGGAGCAGGGATCGTCTCAGGGCTGGGCTCTATTGGCTCGAACATTAGCCAGGCTATGACCACAGAGCTGTTGGGTGGTCGTGGGCTAATCTCATCCTTTACATCGCCGCCAGTATTGGCAGCGATCGCGGCGGCAGCGACACTCCTGGGATCGTTCCTAGTTACTGGAATTGCTGGTTACCTGAGCGCTGTTGCTGGAGCCGGGCTGGTGGGCGGTGCGCTGATCCTGCTGATCAGCAAGGATCCAACGTTCAAGCTTGCCGGTCAGCAGGCTGGACAAAATCTGATGGCGGGGCTACTAAGCGCCCTTGAGCCTATACGCGGCCCGCTGATGGGAGTCCTTAGATCGGCTACTGATGCTCTCCTGGGAATACTTAGGAGAGTCAACCTGAAGCCTCTGGGAAACGTTGCCAATCAGATCTCTGGTGCATTCCAAAGGGCTGAGCTGGTTATCACGAGGATCTTCGATGCCCTCATTAAGGGCAGTGAGATGTTCTTGCCAATCCTGATTGAGATCGTCGATGTCATCGGGCATGACTTGGCTGCCGTGTTCGAGCAAATGAACAACCATTCCAAGGAAGTCAAGATAGCCATGGGCTTCCTCGGCGCGGCCGTGGTGGTTGTAGCTCGGTCCATTCTGGGCCTGATACTCATAGGCATCAAGCTGATTGAATTGCTCGACAAGTGGGGCGAAAAAGTCAACAAAATGAACCCCATTGCACGGGCAGCGCTGGCAGTCGCCACGGCTGGTACCTCTGAAATGGCGGCCTCAGTCAACAGGATGGGAGGTGCTATAGATGGATTTGACTCAAAGTCCCTTGAGGACATTGGGAAAGGATTTGACACGGTCGGCAAGTCAGCTGCTGATTCAATCAAGAAGGGGATTGACCCGGTCACCCTTAGCCTAGAGGGCCAGGAAAAAGCGTATAGGGATGTCATTCAGGCCCAAAAGGACCTGATATCTTCGACTCAGTCCAGTTTGGATCCTCAGCTAGCAATCAATGAGGCTTGGCTCGACATAACCGAGTCCATTAAGGAAAATGGTAGGACCCTGGACATTAGGACCAGGGCTGGCCAAGCCAACTACAAGACCATTGAAGCTAGCATCAAGACAGCTGCCAGTGCCTTGCTGGGGGAAGTGCAAGCTGGAAAAATCAGCAAGGCAGAAGCTGATAAGAGGTTCAAGTCTTTCACTACCGGTGCTCTAAACGCGGCTGGGGCTACTGGCACAGCTCGGGATTCCTTGAACGGCCTAGCCAGGGAGATTGGTAAGTTCCCAGATGACCCGATCAAGGTCCAGATTCAGGTTGGTATCGAGGCAGCGCAGGTGAACATCGGTAAGGTTCTTAGTGGACTCCGGGATGTTGAAGGCTCTATTGCCAGGATCAACGCTGAGCGTCTGATAGAGAAGAACAAAGCTACAGGCGGCCTGATCACGGGGCCAGGCACGGCTACCTCTGACAGCATCCCGACGAACTTGTCCAACGGGGAGTTCGTACTGAGGTCGGCAGCCGTCAAGGCGCTGGGTGTCGGGGCGCTGAACTTCATGAACCGCACCGGCCAGGTCCCCACACCATCCTCTGGACCATCGCAGGCCGACTCCTCCAATCCCACCAAGGTGGCCACGGCCACTGCGGGTGCCACTACGGTCAACGTCTACATTGGCCAGGAGAAGCTGGACGCCATCATTGATACCAAGATCGAAGAAAACAACGAGACCCTGGCGCAGCAGATCGTGACCGGACGGAGGTAGGGCCATGTCACTGGAGTGCGACATCAACACACAGCGCGGGGTGGCCATCCTGACCGGTGACGTGCAGTACCCGAACACCAACGTGAACGTGCAGCGCACTGTCACGCCCACGGTGGAGTCGTCCTGGGTCACTATCCGGGGCGGAGTCAGGACTGGTGTCAACCCGGGGGGCTTGACCCCGTTCGAGGATTCAGAGATGCCACTGGGCCAGCCTGTGTTCTACCGCATGTTGATGACCTTGCCGGCCAACGCTCAGAGGTTCGTCCAGCGTCAGCTGCTCTCCAATCCCATGTTTGATCAGGACACGCAGACCGCTCCGGAGGACTGGAAGACGGTCGCCCCTCATGTCCTGACCTACGTTGATGGCAGTGCAGACCCTGAGGCTTCTGCCCCGCTCAACGGCACAAGCATGGCGCGGGTGTCCACTGACGCGCAGCCGGCTCTCCTCTACACGATCCCGCTCTCGCACACTGGGGGCGCCCCTGGCTGGGTGGCCGGCAAGCGGTACCGGTTGACAGGCTACGTTCAGGTGATCAGCCCTGCTGGACAGCTTTGGCAGAACGTGTATGACCAGGCTTCCCAGACGTGGGACCAGCTAGGCGACACGGGGGTGCCATGGTCGGATCTCCTGGTAAACCCTGCCGGCGGCGAACCTCTGACTGAGATAGGCGCGCTGTATGCCTCCATCAATGCTGTTAGCGGCGATGGGGCTGTTGTGCTGGCTCCCATCAAGATCATCGGCATTAGGCCGGGGGATCGTGGCAAGTGGGTTTTCTTCGCGGCAGAGTTCACAGCACCAGCAACGTCTTCCACAAATGTGCTGACCCTCTCGCACGGAGGAAGCTCAGCTGAGTCAGTCTCTGTCTGGTACTTTGACAAGCTTCAGATCCTCCAAGCCGGAGACGCAACAGGAGCAGGGAACACCTTCCACCCTGCGATCAATAACTACATCGACAGGAACACAACGGCAGCTGATGTCGTCTATACAGCTCCGGATACCTCGGAATTCAGTCATGACGACAGTATCGTCATAGAGCCGAACGGGGCTGTCACGTACTACGGACCTAGCGTCACGGTGTCCTATGCGGACTGTGAGCTGCTGGGTCCGGACTACAGCGATGCTCTGCTAGCGTGCTCTCCTATCTTCCTTCAGGATCCCATCGCTCCTGCTCTAGGCATGTGGGTCGGTTTGATCCGTATCGGTGACATCACCTATGCTGCACGGCAGGATCTCTACCCGATTGTCAACCGGTTCGATCAGGTAGCTGTCTCTGATAAGCGCATAGATGCATCGACAGACATGGTGTTTTTTACCCATACACTGGAGGAGCGGGAAAGAGTCCTAGGACTATTTGCCCCTGGCCACATTCTCTTCCTGAGGAACACTGATTCTAGATATCCAGAGAACAACTGGTATATCGCATGTGGCAACCTAGTTGAGAATAGGGTCTTTAAAGACCACCGGAGGCCGGAGCGCTCGTGGGCTGTGCCGATCGACAAGGTTGAGGCGCCAGAGGGTTTGATCGCGCTAACTACCATCCCGGATTGGCAGGATGTCAAGGACGCGGCAGGCGGCTGGCGGGAGCTGGCTCAGAGCGGCACCTGGCTCGATGTCACCATACCTGGCGGTAGCAGTGGGACGTTCAGTCGTCCCGGACGCTCGGCCGTTCCGCGCATCACGAAGCCGGAGAGACTCCCTACTGTGCAGGCGGCGACCGGATGGGCGCTGGCTGGCGTGCCTCCTCAGGGTCCGCAGGGGGAGACGCCATGATCCCTGTCAGTGACGGGTTCCGCGAGGCCGTGCAGCTTTCCCACACATACACCACCAAGATCGACATCTACCGGAACGGTGTGCTGGCAGTCGAGAATGTGAAGTTCACACGTGGCTCTTTGACCAGCGATCGCGGCAGCAATAGCCGGTTGACATGCGACTTCGAGGTGGCCCTGAATCAGTGGGAAAATCTGAACATCGACGCACTGGAGTGCCGGTTCAAGGTGTACAAGGGACTCAGTGGCGGTATCAATGAGCTGCTCCAGCTGGGGGAATTCCGAGTTGACACCGTAAGCCGCACGACCAGCCGGGGAACGGTGCCAATCAAAGGTGTCGGGCTGGAGAACTACATCATTGACGCTCGGTTCATTACGCCTCGGATGCCGGTGTACAACTCCATGGCTACAGCCTCTATCGCAGGACTGATCACTGAGGTTCTACCTTCAGCAGAGGTCATCGCGATGAACACCAGAGACGGCAGGGTGAGGACTCAAGTGCCCTGGGATCGGGAGAGATGGGAAGCGGTTGACACGCTGGCCCGGAGCGTTGACGCTGAGGTCTTTGTGGACTGGTCCGGGCGGTTCATCATCAAGGACATCCCCAATATCAGCAACTCTGGCCCTGCGTTTCAGCTGAAGGTAGGCCAGAACGGCGTTATCGTCATGCCTACCATCGAGTCCAACCGCTCAGCTGTGTACAACGCAGTGGTGGCAACAACGCAGCCCACTGATCCAGCTATCAAACCGGCATTCGCGGTTGCCTACGACCCCTTCATGGTCGGAGGAGTGGAATCAAAATCCCCTACCCGCTGGGGTGGCCCGTTCGGCATGGTGCCTAGATTCGTCACCAGCCCGTTCATCCGGACGGCGGCTGAATGCCAGGCAATGGCTAACAATGCCCTGGCACTGGCCCTGGCCAAGTCCCGCACTGTGGGTCTGGAGCTGCTTCCGCTCATGTATCCAGAGGCGGGGGATGCCTTTGAGATGATTCTGGAGGATGGACAGTCAGAAATCCACATTATACAGAGCATCACCACCCCGTTGGCCGGAGGTACGTCTAGTTTGACGACCTTGGCTACCAAGACCGACCTGGGGGATGAGTGATGTCCTACGACCTGGCCCATGTGCTCAAGAAAGAAACTCCCATCCGGGTCATCCGGACCTATGTAACGGCCGTGAACACCACCACGCGCACGGCGACGGTCAGATACACCGATGAGTCGACGACTACCAACCCATCCAACGTAGATATCACTGGTGTGGCATATACGGGCAACTACACGCCGGCCGTGGGGGACTTTGCCGAGACTTTGGTCATGGAGACCAGGGGAATGCTGCTGCTCGGCAAGGTAACTCTGGTGACGGCTCCAGTAGATCCGGTAATCACTCCTACTTCCACCACAGCCAGTAGCTGGGCCGGGTATCGCGAAGACACGGGGGCGTGGAGCAGCGGGGTGAACCTCCCCGTGGGCGGGGAACAGAATGTGGCCATGTTCTACCCGGCAGCCTTCGGCACCTCGCTGGTGGGCAAGACCCTGACTGGTCTCAACATCAAGATCCAGCCCTTTCAGGTATTCAGCAAGGTATCGCTGGCGGTTGACCTGTTGAAGGCAGGGACAGGAACCGGCTCTCCGGGGTCTTATACCAGTATTTCTAGGGTTTTTACTCCGTATATCCCTACTGGCGTGCTCACTACGATCTACCTCCCCATAGCGTGGGCACAGGCATTTCGCGACGCTACGGCGGTCGGAATCGGCTTACACTCAGACCTATACGAAACGGTAATCCAGACCACCGTACCCAACCAGGGCCAGCTCACGGCCAGCTACACCAACTGAGGAGAGGACATGAGACTACTTGACGCGGCCGACGTGCAGGTGTCCGAGGGCAACTGGATGGTGGGTTACGAGGCAAAGGCGCGCGAGTGTGACGTGAACGTGTACCTCTCTGACGCTTGTGCAGTAGAGGACAGCCAGATCATCACGGGGGAAGATGACTCCGTATACTTTGTGGCGCCGTTCGCTATCAACGCTGAGCTGTTCAGCGGCACATCCTGCTACCGGGAAGACGCCCCGACCTGGCTCAAAGGCGCACTGAAGGATGTCAACGAGCGGGCTCTGGGCCGGTCATTCATCATGCAGGCGACTGGCGACGCGCAGACCTGGCTGGGGGGCATGCGAGAGGCGCCGCTGCCGGCCGACCCGGACAACGCCACTGACGCTGACTGGGTCGCCGCTATCTCGGGTGCTCGGGAGATGTGGACCAGCTCAGTGATCGGCGAAGCCCCACTAATGCATGTGGCCCCGGATCACGTGCCCAAGCTCATCCAGCTTGGGGTCCTGACGACTACGGGAGACGGAGACCTGGTCTCGGTCTGGGGTGACGTGGTGGTGTCGTCCACCGGATACTCCAACCCCTTCCCGACCGGAGATCCCCGCGTCGTCCCGTGGCTGTGGTTCACCGGCCCGATCAAGATCTACCTCACCCCGGTTGACACGTCCGGGCTGATCTTGAACGCGCAGCAGAACCACACCATGGTGCAGGCCAACGAGATCGCGGCCGTCGACTTCGCGCCCTGCGCGGCGGTGCGGCTCGGACCCATTGACCCGTCGTTGGTGCTCCTCCCGATCACGGTGGTCCGGACCGGTCAGACGGTGACGGTCACAGCCCCGAACGCTACCGGCGCGGTGACGTACGACTGGGGAGACGGGTCCACAGATACGGTCGCTCCTAACGGGACTACCCCGACGACCCACTACTACGCCACGCTGGGTGCCTACACCATCACGGCAACTGATGTCGGCGGAGCTTCCAGCACAGAGCCTGTCCCGGTGGATGTCACCTTCAGCGTGCACAACATGGGCGGCCTCAAGGCACAGCTGTCAACCAACCAGGCTCCACACTTCTGCTACGACTTCGGCGCAGCGGGCGGACAGGCTTGTGCATCGGCAGGAGCGGGACCGATCTTCACCTACCCGGCCCCTGGGACGTATACCGTTTCACTGCTCTCCAGCGGATCAGGGCAGACCCCCACTGCTGGGGCCGCTCTGAAGACTCAGCAGCTGGTGGTTACCGGGCTCAAGGTTGCAGGCACTCACGTTGCGCTCAAGCTCGATGCAACTGCTCAGTTCTCTACGGGGGCGGTTACCTACGATTGGGGAGACGGAACGTTCACCACGGCTGCCAATGGCACAGCTACCACGTCTCACACCTATGCTGCTGCTGGGACCTACACGGTTCGGGCTACGGATTCCACTGGGGCCTGGGGAGAGCAGAGCTTCCCCATCACTGCGGCACCTGCCTCTCTGCTCACTTCATACTGGTACAACGGCGGGATGGCCGGCCGGAACATGAGCGGCCTTGGTGCACAGCAGACTTTCGTGTGGGGCGATGGGACGCAGGATTTCCTCCCTCCATTCCAGAACAACGCGGCTTACGCCCACACCTATGCAGGCCCCGGCACCTACTCGGCCAAGGTGATTGACTCTTCAGGAGCGGAGGCTCCTCAGTCAATCATCGTTAGCGCTTCCTCTCCGACAATTGTCGACGTGTCCCCTCCAGATGTGTTGCCCGGCAGCCCTGACACCGTTTTGACGATTAACGGAACAGGGTTCAACAACCCGAAAGTCTTGGTATTCACCACAGGAAATACCAATATCAAGGACATTCAGCTGGTGACTACTCCCGTCAGTCCAACGCAACTGACTGCTGTGCTTCCTGTTTCTCAGTTCACTGTCACCCCCGGCGTTCCGTACGCCTTGGCGCTTGTTGTCCAGAACGCGGATGGAACCAGATCCGGAAGGCTGATCTTCCAGATCACTGACGGCGGCGGGCTGGCAGCAACAGCTGAGGAGTCCCCTGTGGACGAGTCGGCTATGCCGCTGGAAGACTTCCCGGTTGACACGTACCCGATCGTGGCTGAGGTGGAGCCGGAGGAGAAGCCCAAGCCCAAGCCCAAGTCTCCGGCGGCGGAGCAGCCGGCCAAGAAGGCTGTCCCGCAGCCTCCGGCCAAGAAGGCTCAGCCTAAGCAGGAGAAAGAGTAGGAGGGGAGCATGACCGTATACGGAGTTGACTACTCCTGGGGACGGCCCAACCCACAAGAGCTGTACCGGCTCGGCTACCGCTATGTGCTTCGCTACCTGTCGTACGACACGACGGGCAAGAATCTCGGGCAAAGTGAGCTGAACTCATTGCTAGCGGCCGGACTCTCGGTGATCTGCAACTGGGAGTGGGACACGCAGGACTCCCTTGGCGGCTACTCAGCTGGGGTGGAGCACGCACGTGAGGCTATCGCGCAGGCGAGGGCTCTCGGCATGCCGGAGAATCGTCCGATCTACTTCTCAGTGGACTTTGATATCCAGCCCAACCAGCTGCCAACAGCCAAGTCTTACTTTGACGGCCTGGCTTCCGTTCTGCCTCGCTCCCGGCTCGGCATCTATGGCAGCTACCGCGCCGTGACCGAGGCGGCTAACAATGGCTGGTGCGAGTGGTTCTGGCAGACCTACGCTTGGAGCTATGGCAGCTGGTATCCCGGCAACCACGTCAAGCAGGTGCTGAACGGGGTCTATATCGCAGGCGCTGACTGCGATAAGAATGAGTCCGAGGTGGAAGATCGCGGGCAGTGGGGACAAGGAGATGAGGACGAAGTGAGCGCTAAGGATGTATGGCAGTACGACGTGGACCCGAGTGGGGGCAGCTACACGGCGGCCGGCGCTCAGTGGACCACCTTCAACCGCACGGGTTACCTGGCGAACGACTTCGCTCCCACGGTGATCGCCAACCTGAACTCCCTGAATGCCAGCTCCTCGGCGTTCACGGCGGCCAACGCCACCTTACGGAGTGTGGTCGCTCTGGTCGCCATTGCATTCCTGATCATCGGCGGTGCGATCGGGTTCGCTGTTGGGATGAATTTCGTCCCCTAGAGCGGGCTGAACGGATCCTCATTGGTCGCCTTGGTGGCAGCAGCGTCCACGATCCGCTTAGAGAACGCAAGGAGAGCCTTCCCCACGGGGCCGAACTTCCCGATCTCGGTGAAGATGGTCGGGGCGGGCTCTCCTTCAACTTCGAGCAACCCCACCTGGGTCTTTTCAGTGGCGAGCACTCCCACTGTCAACCGGCCTGAAACGCTGGTCACGGGAAGCGTTCCCTTCGGCACTCCGGCCTTGCCCTTCTTCTCCGTGTCAACCATGACGACCTCGCCGGTGAACAGGGCTCCGATGAAGCCCTCCAGCTGGTCGGCGCCTTCCTTCGGGATCAGGGAGTTGAGCACCACTTCCGGGTTGGCGTTGTCCCACATGACGCTGGGGATCTCCACCTTCTCAACCTTCAGCTTTCCACCCTGCCAGGCAGCGAGATATAACGCTGGGTCAACGGTGATGTTCACTCCGTGAATTCTGTCGCCGTTTATCGTCATCTGCTCTGCGTGCACCTTGCGGGCCGCCACAACTAGCGCATCCTTCGCAGCCTCACCACTAATCATGCGGAGTATAGTACGCTACTCAGCATGCAGAAGATCAAGCCCAAGAAGCCGCCGGAGGTTCCCGAGATCCGAGCTGAGCGCGACCGGCTGATCGTCCAGCTCCTGAACCGGCGGAAAGCTGCTGACGGCATGCGCCCGGTAGAGGTCGCTGAGGTGCTCGCGATTCCTACCCATGAGGCAGCCACCAGGCTCTGGCGTTTGGCCCGCCGGGGGCTGATCGAGCGGGAGTTCAGCGGCAAGGACGGCCAGACCAACGGCACCGGGCGGAGCAAGTACCGCAAGCGGCAGGCGGCCGGCTAGTGGCCGCGCCGCATGTCGTCCGAGACGGCCGGCGGTACCTGAAGTTTGAAGCAACCGTTGTCGCCTCAGCCACCAGTGCCCGGACTTCTGCTGTGCGGTGGACGGAGCTGGCGATCTATCGGTTAGCTGGCTCAGACGAGTGGGTCATGAGCAAGATCGGCCGCTCGACAGTGGCACACAAGCCGACCTGTCCCCGTGTCAACTGGCGGATGATCTCCTGGCTCGACGCGGGGGAAGAGGGCCTTGTGCGGCGGGTTCCCTGTGTGGAGTGCCGGCCGGCAGTGGGAGATCGGATGGACCCACATACCCGGCTGGAGGTCCAGCGTTACCGGGCCTGGGTGCTCCGCACGCCGGAGGAAGTGGTCGCGGCGGTAACAGAGGGCCGTCCGGTTGACAGCCTGCCACGGCTGGCGTTCGAGGTGCTCACTCAGTTGCGGGCGGATCCCTTGTTGGCCAAGTACGTTACGGCTGTCATCGGAGCCTGAGGTGACAGCTCTACCCGGAGCCCGTGCCCATAGTTGGCTGCGAACGTCAGCACGTGTGCGAAGCGCACCGGGATGTTCGGGTTCAGGGCCAGGAACAGTCTGAGCGACAAAGCCTGGTCAGGGGTTAAGTGCCCGCCGCTGTTCAGCACAGCTGGGATGTCATTGCCCGTGGGCTGGTCGGCCAGCTGCTCCAGCACGCCGGCCATTTCCTGGACTCCAAGGCCGATCCACGGAGCATTCTGCTCGGACCAGAAGCTCCAAGCGGTCCAGTTCTCCTCGCGCATGGCTGCGCTCTCGGGGTGGTCTACGAAGACGGTGTAGCTCACTGTGGTGGTCCTTCCGGGTACCGGATGTCCCGGACGATCTTCTTGATCCACATGTGGTAGCTCTGTACGGCGAAGACGACGGGGTTCTGGTCGTGGCCGTAGGTGCTCCCGGTTTCTGGAGTCCAGACGATCATCTCGGTGCCTTCCTGCTTGGTGGCTGATGTCTCCATCTTAGCAGGCTTATCAACGAATGACAACAGGCAGGCTAGTAGTTTTCCCATAAGTACCCACACTTGCATCGGTGGGCGGCGTGTTCCGTATAGCGCGCTACGGAGCATCTGTGGTTGTGCCGGCTGGGTGCCCAGATCATCTGTCTACAGGTCCGGGAGGCCACGGCGGCGTTTCTTAGGATCATCACGCCAAGCACGAGTACGCAGGCCACAACGAGAACTTCAACCGCTGTGAGCAGTGCGTTCCACACGTCCCCTAGGTTCATGGTTGGAGACTAGTGGGCGGTTTAGTGGTTGACAATCCTCTAAGAGAGCGGGTGGTCCGTGTCGCCCACCCAGTCCGGAATCTTGCCGGTGCCGGTGATCGTGACAACCCACGTAGTGTCATCGGTCCAGTCGATCCTGGTGATATTCCAGTTGACCGGCTCTAGACTATCCAGCCCAATGATCTTGACAGTGCCGTCGTCCCCCTTGACCAGAGCATCATTATCGATGATGAACTTGATCGTGAACCTAGCCTTACCGTTGGAGTGGCGCAGCTTGGCAATGTCGCCCACCTTCAGGCCGGGTCGCTGGGGCTGGGGCAGAATCACGAAGTCCTCCGGAGAACTAGATGCGTACCCAATACCTTTGTCCCCGGCGGCGTAAGCGTAGAAGACCGTGTCATCGTTAGCCCACAGGACATGGCGGTCAAATGCTTTGGCGGTCTCAAAGGACTCGCCCTTCTTGTAGATCTTCTCGCCCATCCTAAACAAAGTCGATCTCCTCAGGGTCAGCTTCCGGGATGTTAAGCAGCTTGGTCTCCACGGTCAGCAACAGCTTGCCGATCTCATACAGCGAAGCCGAGACAGGCAACGGCAAGTGGAGCAGCTTGGTCAATCGGACGGCCATCAAGTACATATTAGTTCGGTGTGCCAGCGCGGGCTTCTTGCGCTCCTGGGGAAGCGGGAAGATCTCGGGGTTGATGTGGTAGGCCACGCATGTCAACTGCCAGTGCAGGTGGCGAGCATAGCTCCGGCGCACCTTGTCATGCAGTGTCAGGATCTCGGCCACGATCCTGGGGTCCATGCGGGCAACCATTCCTAGTGCCTCTCTAGGGTTTTGATCTCTTCGGCGGTGAAGCTCTGGGGCGGTGGCACGCCTCGCCCACACGTGAGGTAGGCGAACATCACGGACGTGCACTCGGGGTTATGGCCATGGATCCCGAACGTGTGCCCCAACTCATGGATCACCAGGCGCAGCAGCGCATCATGGGGCTTGTCTGCATACGAAGAGTTGAACTCAACTCGTACAGTCAAACGTTCTCTAGTCCAGCTAGCGCGGCCAGCGACGGTGATAGGCAGCTTCGGGTTTTCTCGCATCGTGATGCACCGGCTGCCCTTACGGCAGTTACCAAACACCATCTTGCTGGCGGTGTACTGGTCGACGAACTTGGCTGCCTCGGCCACCGGCCAGACTACCTCGCTGAGACTCGGATCTACGCTGATGTAGACCTTCTCCGGGTTGAACCACCGGAACACCCCGATGCCCTTGGTTGACACGCTCGGCACGAACAGCCAGATCACAGAGAGCAGCACCATGAACCACAGGACAGCGATCGAGATCTTGGTCTTACCGCTCATGGTGCTGCTCCTTCCTACAGGTAAGGCGGGGCCATACGGACGTTGACCACATTAGACGATTGTGGGTGTAGGACAACAGCTCGGCCGCCCATGATCTGTACGGCATGGCCGTTGCCGCCCATCACCCGAATATCTATGTAGTCACTGCTGAACTTCGGCTGGGCTTCCCCACCAGTCAGCTTGAATCGCACTGTCTGGCCCACACCCAAACCCTTAGGGATGTCCCCGTAGGGCCGGAAGATCGTATCCGACTCCTCCAGCTTCTCCCCGTTCGCGGCGTTGAATACGGCGTCCTCAGCGGCCTTGGTCCGGCGGCGTAGCTCGCCCATCTGCTTCTGCGCCCACGCGGGCAGCTTCTCCTCCCGGTCGTCGTGCGGGAGCGGCGGATACCCGTTATCCATTGGTCTTACCCTTCTTGGTCTTGCGGTGCTTCGAGGCGAACCGGCCGTGCTTGTCCCGGGGCTGCTTATCGTCTTCCTCCAGCTCGGGGATGTCCTGCGTCGGACCGTCCCACGCTGGGTTCATCACATCCTTCTCGAACGGGAGCATGGCGTCATCCCACCAGTTCAGCGGCTGCTGCACTCCTACCCGCCGATTGAGCAGGCGCTTCTCTTCAGCGCGCGGCAGCCGGGAGTATGGTGCGTATGGCTGCATGTCCGAGAGGGCTCTCCAGCAGGCGTAGTAGGCGGTCTGCCGGTAGGCGTTCGGCTGGGAAGCCCGGATAGCCTCATCCTTGACGTGGCTGGTCACGCTGTATCCCATGATCTCGGCAGCGATGGTCTCGGCCACGATCTCACGCGGGACGTTCGTGCGGTAAAGGTAGTCGGCCCCGATGATCATGTCGATCTCATATCCGGGGAAGTACATGAGGATGTCTTCCCGCACCCGTGCGCGGACTTGCATGATCCCTGGGTCGTTCTTGTGCTGCACCAGGGAGATAAAGCCATACTGTCCTACGATCCACATACCGACCCCTTAGTTGACTCGCTGTATAGGAACGACTCTACACCAACGGTCAACGGTTGTCAACTAGACCCCGGATCAGATCCAGCTTGGCGGAGCACTCTTCCATCTCCTTGCGGTGTACCTCTTGCTGGTCAACGATCATCCGCTCCAGCTCGGCTATGCGGGCTCGGTTCCGTTTCGCTTCCCGTTCCATGCTGGGGATGAGGATCGCGCGGATGGCGGTCAGCTGCTCAGACGGCTGCTCGGGGGTGTGCTCCACCAGCGGCGGCTCCCGGAAGTACTCCATCAGCCCCGGGTTAGCCGATGGGATGTTCAGTTCGATCCCGGCCAGCGTGAGGGGCGCTTCCATGTCAACCGGAGCCGTCTCGGGCTCAGGGAACGGCTTGTGCGCAGAGGCGATGTGACGGGCCAGGTTGCTGGCGTTCATCTTCCGCTCACAGTTTGGGCACTGCTTCAGGTCGTGGACCATCGCGTGGTGGACTGTGACCTGCTGCTTACGCTCGAAAACTTTGCCGCACTCGGCACACGCTGGCATCTGCTGAACCTCTTCGGTGGTGGTGGCGAAAGACGGGCCTTGCTGGATCATCCAGCGCTTGAACGGGGCCATCGTGTTGTTGAGCAGCCGGCCGTTCACATTCCTTGGTACGCAGATCCGGAACGGCTGATCGTCTGGTGCTAGCAACACGGCCCCGTGACGGGCTATCCGGTCCCCGTGCCAGCCGGCTTCTTGCACTTTCAGGATCAGCTTCCTGGCGTCGGAGTTGAACTTTCGTAGGTCTCTGTGGGTGAAGGTCATGTTTACCCCTTGTGTGGTCTGGTAGTCAACCATAGTATACGCAACTATGCAGACCAGCTACTCGGACATGCAGCGCTTCATGAGCTGTCCGCGCTCGTGGTACTTCGGTACCTATCGGCGGCTCAGGCGCAGGGATGAGCCTCCCGTGGGGCCGCTTCCGTTCGGCGCGCGGATCCACACCGCGCTGGAGCTGTGGGAGGAGGATGAGGGTCGTACCGATATCAAGATCATCTGGGATACCCTGATGATGTACGAGTATGAGAAGGCTGCCGGCGGGTTCACGGACGGACTGGACAAGGAGAACAAGCTCGGCCGCGCGATGCTGGAGGGCTATGCGGAGTGGTCAACCAGCGAGGCTGCCGATTGGGAGACGCTGGGGATTGAAGCGCAGCTCAAGGAAGTGGTCACGCTGGAGGTCGACGGGGTAGTGGTTGACATCCTGGTCCGGGGCAAGCTGGACCGGCGTTCGCGGCGGCTCTCGGATGGGGCGATCTTCATCAACGACTACAAGACAGTGGGCAACTTCGGGGAACCTACGATCCTGGGTCTGGAGATGTCCCCGCAGGGCCGGCTCTACATGCTGCTGGAGGCCAGCTCAGATCGCAACGATCCCTGGGTGGCCGGCATCGTCTACACGCTGTTGCGCAAGGTGCTCCGCACGGCGGCGGCCAAACCACCGTTCTACAAGCGGCTGGTGATCCCGATCAGTCACATGGACCTGATGGCGTACCGGTTCCGGTTGATCGGCATTCTGAACAACATGATCCGGGCCAAGCGCGATCTTGACTCGGGGATGGACCATCGCATTGCCACACCGTTCCACCCGTCGTGGCAGTGCGCTACGTGCCCGTTCAAACTCCCGTGCGCTGAATACCAGGCCACCGGCAAGGCAGCGGCGGAGAATATGCTGGAGGATCTATACGTGGTCGGCGATCCGTTCGAGCGCTATACCGATGACCGGGAGGCGGTGTAGCGTGGGCAAACTCCTGGTGAACATGGAAAGTCTGAGGGACAAGGCGCTACTGATCACTGATGATCACCTTCATGCCTTGGTGGAGGTCATCTTGTCAGAGCACACAGCAGGGATGTATGGGGGCCGCTTGTGTAACTCTTGCAGCCAGCGCTGGCCATGTGCTGAGATCGTGGCCCTACACAAGTGGTTAGGGTGACCGTGTTTGTAGATAGTAGAGAGGTAATCGTAGTTATGACCGGTTGGAGAATGTGGCCCACCAGCCAGCGGTCGACGGTCCCCGAGCCTGAGGTCGTCGATGCTATAAGAGAGGTCCGTAGCAACATGACAGCAGAAGGTCAGCACGAGTGCATCCGCCCCTCGGCGGACAACTGGCACCCCGGCATCATGTGGGCCTGCCTGCGCTGTGGGGATGTCTGGATCTTTGTCCACCGTGGTCGGTGGGCGCGGACCGATGTCAACCTTCACAGCTTCCGGCAGCGGCTGGCTGTCCCGGAGGGCATCGGCTACTCGGAGCCCCCGCCGGAGCCGGCGCCGGAGCCGGAGTACGGCGTTCGGATCTTCAACGGCGGCAACGTGGTTGACATGCGCACGCAGGATCGTGCGTCGGCTGAGGAGCTGGTCAACTACACCAACCGGGTCAGCTCGGAGTCCCGGGCCGAGATGCTCACCCGCTGGCCTAACGGCCAGTGGCAGACGCAGGCTGAGGTCAACCAGGCTGAGCAGGCGCAGCAGCCGTCGCAGCCTCCCTACCCTAATGATGATGTCTTTACCCCTCAGCAGTGGTTCGGCCCTAACGGGGGTAATACCCCTAACGGCTACATGCAGCAGCAGGCTCCTGCGAGGGCCTGATGGAGCCGGCGCTCTCCATGCTGGTGCATGGTATGTCCAAAGTGGGCAAGAGCCTACTGGCTGCCAGCACTCCGGCACCCCGTGTCTACTTCGATGTAGAGAGCGCGGCGCGGTTCCTGCCTATCAGGGGGGTCCACTGGGATCCACGGGATCCCCCTCCATCCTGGTCTAAGACAGCTGACTGGGATACGGCCGTGGTCTCGGTGCGGGAGTGGCAGGATGCGCAGCGGGCGTTTGACTGGCTGCACGGCGGGAAGCACCCGTTCCGGTCGGCGTCGGTTGACAGTATCTCTGAACTTCAGTACCGCTATATCGAGGACGTGGCCGGGCGTAACCAGGTCAAGCTTCAGGACTGGGGTTCTGTACTGCGAATTGTCGGCGGGTTCATGCGGGACCTTCGGGACCTGACGTTCCATGCCAACCACCCGCTGGAGGCTGTGGTCGTCACGGCCATGACGAAGGAAACCGGAGACGGTATGCTCCGGCCACACTTGCAGGGACAGCTCAACACCGTGGTGCCGTACCTGATGGATGTCACGGCGTATCTGTTTGTGGAGGCGGACAACAAGACTGGGCAGGAAGTGCGTAAGCTTCGCACGCGGCGCCTTCCTGGCCGGATAGAGGCGGGCGAGCGGGTGGGCGGTCGGATACCGGCCATCGTTACCCTGCCGCAAGTGACCGGCTCGACTACGGCGGAGATCGCGGCGAGGAATACCACGTTCTCCAAACTGATCAAGCTGGTGTTCAAGGATGGCGGTCCGCTGATGGCGGAGCCGGCCGTCGTGTCAACCATCGGAGATGCGTCGGCCAGCACGGGAGAAGGGAAGGAGGAAGATGTCTGACGGTGAGTTCAGTTTCGCGGACGAGTTCGAGGCGTTCGGGGAGGAGCTGGAAGGCAAGCCGCTCCCCAAAGGGGAGTATGAGATGGTCGTGGTTAAATCCACGGCGGCCATTACGCAGGGTGGCAAGCAGTGCTTCAAAGTCGTACTGGAGGCCATGAACGGTCCACAGCAGGGCCGGCAGGTTTCTGAGCAGCTCACGTGGTCGCCGGAAAACTCGGTGGCTGCGCGGATCTTCGCTCAGGGGCTCAAGGCTATGGGCGCCTCGCAGGAGTGGATCAAGTCTGAGCGGCCTACGGCCGACCAGATCGCGGCGCACATGCTCGGCCAGAAGATCCTGGTCGGGCTGGATGAGGACGAGTACCTGGGGCAGCCTCGGAACCGGGTTCGGTTCCGCAAGAATCTCGGGGTTGACTCAGCTATCTCATCCGGCGACTACTCCGGGGCCAGCACCCTCGGTGATGGAGAGCAGGAGATCAGCTTGGAAGACGACGACATTGAACTTGGCGGCGAGGGTCTCACCATGACCGGCGCTGTCAACCCCCCGACCAAAGATGATGACTGGTCCTGACACCAACAACCAGTACGGGCCGGTAGCGTGAGCTACCGGCCCGATCTTTAGGAGCACACCACGTGGATGCCATAGTTTCGATGCTGTTTGCTACCTACGCTCAAGTGGCTGGGCTTACCCGTACGGAAGCCACTCAGCTGTTCTCGCTCCTTCAGGGCAAGGATCTGCCGCACACCGTGGACGCGGCCTGGCAGCAGCTGGAGGATGCCACGATCGAGATCCGGAAGCGGCGCTTCCAGTGATCGACCCGTTCAACCTGACTTTCCAGATGGTCTCCGACGTGTCGGACGTGACTGAGTTCTGGGCTTGGTTGACACGTCCCGGCCGTACTCGGGTCGGGGTTGACACGGAGGGCACCGGGCTCCAGCAGTGGCGCCCGGATTTCCGTGTTCGGACTCTCCAGTTTGGAGACACGGACGGCGGCTGGTCAGTGCCTTGGGATGACTGGCGGGGGCTCGCGCTGGAGGCGTTGAAGTGGTGTGACCGGGCCGGCGTCAAACAGGTCTGGTGGAATCTCCCGTACGACTACTGGGCCATCTGGGAGATGGGATACCGGATGCCGATCGAGCATCTGGAGGACGGCATGATCTGGGCCGGCCTGGACAACTGGTCTGATGACACCCGCCGGTTGAAGCCGCTGGCGGTGCGGGAGTTCGGGCCGTGGGCGGGCTCGGGCGAGGAGCGGCTCAAGGCGGGCATGGCGCAGAACGGCTGGACCTGGGCCACTGTCCCGCTGGACTGGCGGCCCTACGTGGGCTACGGGGTGCTAGACACGTGCCTCACGGCGGCGCTGTGGGACACGTACGAAGCTCGGCGGCGCAATGTGAAGTGGCAGGGATGCCACTCGACGGAGGTTGCTACAGCGAGCATCTGCACGGCCATGGCGCGCAACGGCCTACCCGTCAACGGGCTGTACCTGGCCAACCAGGCTGATCTCTTGGTGGAGCGGGAGAAGATGATTGCTGCCCGGCTCCAGTCGGAATACAGCATCACCCCGTCTGCACCCGCGAGCGTAGCTAAAGCGCTCCAGCTGGCGGGAGTCATGCCGCCCGGCGCGCGGAAGACGGCAGGCGGCCAGCTGTCGGTTGACAAGGACGCACTAGGAGCGATCGACCACCCGATTGCTGATCTTGTATTGGAGTACAGAGATGTGCACCGGACGCGGGTCAATTATCTGGCTGCTATGTCGGAAGCCTCTGGGTACCAACTGGATGAGACGGCCCGCATCCACCCGCAGATCAACCCGTGCCAGGCGCGGACCACCCGTATGTCGGTAGCTGACCCCCCGTTGCAGCAGCTCCCTGCTGGGGACCTGACGGTCCGTAAGGCGGTGGAGGCCCGAGATGGGCACGTGATCGTCTCGGCGGACTACGGCCAGATCGAGCTGCGCACGTGGGCCTTCCTGAACTTTGACGACGCGCTCAAGGAGACGCTCCGGCTGGCGGACGAGCAGGGCGAAGACTTCTTTGTGATGCTCGGGCGGGACCTCTACAAGGAGCCGAACTTCCAGAAGTCAGACAAGCGGCGGCAGATCCTGAAGTCAACCATGTACGCGACTCTCTACAGCGGCGGTGTCGAGACGATCGCGGCCACTGCTCGGGTGGATGTCTACCAGGCGGTGAAGGTCCTCAAGGCGTTACAGGCGCGCTACCGCTCGGTGGCGTCGGCAGGCTCCGGAATGATCAACAAGCTCAACCCTGAGGGCTTCTACGTGACCACCCCTACGGGCCGGCGCTTCAAGCTCAAGCGGCGGCAGGAGATCCGCAAGCTCCCCAACTGGGCCACGCAGGGCCATGCGGCGGAGATCCTGAAGATGGCGTTGATTGGATTGCAACAAGCTGGTCTGGAGCAATGGATGATCTTGCCGGTCCACGACGAAGTGCTGTTCGAGATGCCAGCGTGGGCTGTCGTGGAGGCGGTTGACACGATCCGCGAGGTGATGAACGCTGTTGTTGACAAGGAGGAGTACGGGGTCTCCATCACGGCAACTCCAGTGATCGGCCGAACGTGGGCAGACTGCAAGTAAAAGAGAAGGTGGTCAGGATGGTCACGATCGTGGCAGTGGATCCTGGGGTCATGACTGGGGTCGTCCGGGCGGTGGCGTACGGGCCTGAAGATATCTCGGTGCTGGAGTGGCACGAGTACACGCAGACTCAATTCATCGACTACTTCCACAGGGTCCTCCACACATCCCTTCCCAGCCTGTGCGTGGTGACTGAGTCCTTCAAGCCGCGACCGGGTTACAAGACGTGGCAGCCAGCCAGCCTAGAGATGATCGGATGGATGAAGGGCGAGTGTCACCTGAACGGGAACAAGATCTATCTGCAAGACCCGGCGGATGCCAAGGAGTTCGGAACGGAGGAGCGCGTGAAGCACTACCCCGTTCCTAAGACCAAGGACGGGCACGCGCGGGACGCTCTCAGGCACTGTCTACTGTGGGCAAGCAACCACGTATCCGAAAGCACTATAAGGGTGGTCTAAGATGGGCGTTGAGTTCACGGCTAGTGCCGGCAATCGCGACGTGGGCATGACAACGGACGAGCTGAAGGCCGCGCTGGACATGGCCGATCTTTACGGGGCCAAGTACATCAAGAGGGCTGAGATCTCCGGTTGGCGCGGTCGGCTACAGGCTCTCACGTTCACTGACTCGACAGCGCACATCCGGATCAAAGCTCAGCTCCGGGAGGAGCGGCCAGCCGGTGACGGGAAGGTGTTCGAGCACCTGCCGGAGAAGTGGGAAAATCCGGAGAAAGAGATTGACGAGGAGTTCCGGGACCAGTGATCAACGTTTCGTTCGTCCCTGAGGGCAACCGCTACACCGGCCGGCTGGCGGTCAAGGCTCCCCCGGCCACGCTGGGCCGGATCAAGGAGATCCCTGGGGCTCTCTACTGGCGTGACGGGGCGTGCTGGACGATCCCGGCTCGGCGGCCGGCGGTGCTCTCGCTGGGTGATATCGCGAGATACCTTCGGATTCCACTGAAGCCGGACGAGGCCGTAGGCATGTGGGTGGCCGAGGACAAGGCGCGGTGGTCTGAGCTGCTGGAGCAGTCCGCTCAGCGGGAGGCCGATACGTTGCAGGCGGCTGGGGCGCTCTACCCCCACCAGATGCAGGATGCACTGTGGTTGACAGAGCAGCCAGAGATCCCTGGTCGACTGCTGCTGAGTGAGGTCGGGGTCGGCAAGACCCGCGCGGTCCTGGCGGCGCTCACGGCTGATGGGCTGCTGGAGTCAGGGCCGGTCCTGGTCGTCTGCCCGAATAAGGTCCGCTGGGGGTGGCAGTCAGAGATCGCGGAGTACCTGGGGCCGGGGACTCGGGCGGTAGTGGTCGGCGGGACGCTGGCAGCCCGGCGGAAGCAGCTGTTCGATGTCGGGCCGGGCGACATAGTCGTGATCGGGTGGGAGGCCATGCGCACGCACACCCGGCTCCGGGCGTTCCCCGGCCACGCGCTCAAGAAGTGCGCGAGGTGCGGCGGGCCAAAGCTGTCCGAGGAAGGCTCGATCAAGCCGGCGCAGTGCCAGGCTCACGAGAAGGAACTGAACGTCATCCCGTGGTCGGTGATCGTCGCGGACGAGGTACACAGGATCCGGAATGCGAAGACTGTCAACGCTCAGGCGTTATGGGGACTTTCGGCAGCCCGTCCAGAAGCCCGTAGGTGGGGTTTGAGCGGCACCCTGGTCTCTCGTACCCCCGACGACTGCTGGTCTCCCTTGCACTGGCTGGACCCGGTAGCGTGGCCGGTCAAGAGCAGCTGGGTGGACTGGTATTGCCGGAAGGGATTCGACAACGCTGGGTTCGAACGGGTGCTGGGGCTCAAGCACGAGCGGGAGCGGGAGTTTCAGTCGACGTTCCAAGCGATCTCCCGGCGGGTTCTCAAAGCTGATGTCCTCAGCCTGCCGGAGATCCAGCGCGGCGGGTCGCTGGTCCGGACGGTGGCCATGGGCAAGCAGCAGGCCGAGGCTTACACGCAGATGAGGGACCAGATGGTTGCCTGGCTGAAGCAGCCGGACGGGACCACGGACCGGTTGACAGCGCAGTCCATCATGATCAAGACCGGCCGGCTGATGATGCTGGCTCAGGCGCACGGCTCGGTGATCACCTCGGTGGTGCCGGGGCAGGAGACGCCGCGCGTCACGATCAACTTGGCCATGCCGAGCTGCAAGGTTGACGCGGTCGTGGACGACATCACCTCGGGAGACTTCGGGGACTCTCAGTGCATCGTCTTCTTCGAGAGCAAGAAGCTGCTCCGGTTGACAGAGGATGTGCTCCGGCAGCGCATGGGAGCGCACTGGAACGAGATCGCGGTGATCGCGGGCGGGCTCCCGGACCATGAGGTCAAGCGGGCCATGGAGCTGTTCCAAGACGGCAAGAGGAAGCTGATCTTCTGCACGTTCGGAGCAGCGGCCGAGGGCATCACCCTGACGGCGGCCGACACCATCCTGATGGTTCAGCGGTCCTGGTCCAGCCCGATGATGACGCAGGCGCTCGCTCGCTTCCACCGGCCTGGGGCGGAGAAGCATAGCTCTCTGACGGTGATCGACTACTTCACGGAGGGCACCGTGGAGTTCTCCCAGCTGGAGCGGCTCGGCCAGAACGAAACTGCCATCGAGCAAGTGATCCGGGACAAGGATCGGCAGGGCCTTATAGACTTGCTGTTGGGCAAAGAGAGGTGACGAGATGGCACAGACTACCGGCGCTCCGAACAATCTCCCATGGCCGGACTATACAGACGACGCGGACGGGCCGGACGCCTTCGAGAATCTGGCTCGGGCGGTTGACCTAGCTCTCAAGGGGCTGCAAAATCAGGCAGCTGCGCTGTCCACGGCGATGTCTACGAAGTCTCTCGCGGTGTCGGATGGCCTCACGCTCGGCAGCCACACCGTGAGGAAGGAAGCTCTCCTGGACATCCGTAACCTCTCAACTCCGGGCCATGCCGTTACCACCAGGCTCTACACTCGGACCAGTGACGGGGCCACCATTCTCCAGAACTTCGATGGCAGCACAGTGAAGAATCAGCTTCATATGCTGCCTGGCGGGGACATTGCCAGGGTGGCTGGCACGCGGGTTGAGTACCTGCCCTTTGCGATGTTCACTGGCAACCTCAGTGGGTTCTCGGTCACGGCCGGCGCTGGACACTTGCAGACGAAGCGGATCAACTTCCCGGCCGGCCGCTTTACGCAGGTCCCGGCTATCGCCCTAGCGTCCAACAACCCTGACCTGCTCCTGTCCATCAAGGCGCAGTCAACCGCCTGGCTGGATGTGGAAGCGGCTGCGAACATGGACAAGGGTGCTGCCGGGTCGGTGCACGTCATCGCTATCCAGATGCTGGCGAACGACGCCTTCTACTAGACGAACCGGTAAGACCAGCGGTCCCCGTAGGCGTATGGCTTCCACCGTGGAGCCAGCAACGGCTTGCGGGGGCCTTCCTGTAGGCGCCTGGCATGCAACCAGCACAGTTGACACTGGACCGTGGTGAACGAAGACTGCTGCATGCCGGGCAGCGCCACCCCACACAGCGAAGTCTGGTCTTCCCGGCGGTACAGGTGAGCGGCGATAACCGGGGTTCCCTCCAGCACGGGGGCGCGGACGGTCTCAATGTCGCGGAATGACATGAAGCTGCCAAAGTAGATGTGTGCGTCCATGCGACGCTTCCTTGGCATGTGGGCTACCCTACCTTGGTTGACAATCGTTGGCAAGAGCAGGTAACCTAGAGCCATGGATAAGATCAGCAAAGTGGCGAGCCCACCCCCGCGCGCTTCCCAGCGTGCAACCGTGCTCTTTGAGCCGTACGCGGCCGTGGCAACCAAGTGCAAGGGCACTCCGGGTAAGTGGTATCTAGTGGGGTCTGGCCCTAAGGATCGGCTGCGCGTTATCTCCCAGACGGCGTGGCGCATCCGGCGCGGCCAGCTGGCCGCATTCGTGGTTGACAGCGGTTCGTGGGAGGCGTACGTCGCTAGCTCCGAGGAGCGCGAAGGCGCCACTGACCGGGTGGAACTCTACCTGCGCTACGTGGCGGCCGAGTGATGCCAGAAGACAAGAAGTACGCCGGGGAGGTCATTCAAGAGATCCTGGACTCTGAGGAGCCGGAGCCTATGGATCCGGTAGACGCTGAGCTGCTAAGCCTGTCCTCCCGCGTGGCGCGGCTGGAGGTGGCCGTGTCAACCATAGGAGCGCTGGTCGGGATGACAGCTCATGTCCTGGACTCGGCTGTCAAGGTGGCTGCCGGCACGCTGGGTAAACTGGGGTCCTTGGGTGCCAACACCCTGGGGCCTTGGATCGAGAAGACCAAGGCAGCTGTCGACGAGATCAACAACTCCTTCGATTACATTGAAGAAGATGATGATGATGAGTCTGTTGAAGTGGCTCCTATCTAGCATCCTGTTTTACGCGAGGATCTTTAGCTGTGGAACTTGAGCTTGACTACGAAGGTCACCGGATCGGCACGCGGTGGAAAGAACGTGAGGGACGGAGCGCGGTGGTCTACATCTACGCTGTCAACCTGAAGCGCGGTACGCAGTACATCCGGGCTCGGAGGCTCACTCACGCTGAGTTCTTCCTACACGTGGACGGCCAGGAACATCACGCGCGCACGAACTACCAGCCTGATGATGAGGTGGTGTTCGTCGGCGCGGTCTCTGAGGACACGCGGCGGCAGGTGCGAGGATACCTCGCTAGACGGAACTACCGTCCTAAGTTGACGTTGGAAATCTGAGCAGCTCGGCCATGCTTACCGGGTCTTCGAGCGCTTCCAGTGCGTCAGCGAACTCCTGCTCCACTGCGGAGAGCGGGCCTACCCCCCACGTGTCAACCAGGGCCTGAGCCAGCGCCAGGAGGCGCGCATAGCGGGCCTGCTCTGCTCGGGCTATGGAATCCATAGCAGCAACCGATTTAGTCAACTGATCCCGCTGCAAGAGCAGCGTGTGCACAACGTCAGACTGATCCAAAATAGTCATCGTCATCCCTTTCGCGCACAAAGAAAAAGCTGAGCGCGACCCCTCCGAGGTCGGCGCTCAGCCTCATGGCAACACACTAGGACTGGTCAGGATCCTTGTCAACTGGCGTGGGGACTTGCGTCCGGACCACCTGACTGTGTAGCTTGCGGCGCCTGCGCGTGCGCTTGGGACGCTCCATGTGGAACACAATGGAGAGCACTGAGTCCAGCGGCACGTACCACATAGTCAAGCCTGGAGTCCGGTAGACAAGCTTGTGCGAGACTTCCCCCGGCCGGCCTCCGGGGATCCCGGCCACCGTGATGCTCTCGGGGATGGCTTGGGCCACCACTCCATCTGCGAACGTTATGGTTGCCTCACCCATCACATCCACGCTCCCTCTCGGTCGTCGGGGTCTGGGGCGTAGTAAGCCTCCGGGTCGTCCCAACGGCTGTAATCGTCATGGTCCTCATTGAACGCTTCCTCAGCGTCGCTGTGATTCTTGTAGTGGTTGACAGTGACGGCGCCACTGTCGCGTGTGTAGACAAGATAGGTGCCCACCGGGACGTTCACGTACCACGGGTCATCTTCCTCAGCCACGGGGATGAGCATGGGGTCTAGCTTCACCTGAAGCATCACCAGGTGATAGTGCCACTCGACGCTTCCGGTCTCCTGGTCTGGGTACTCGATAGCCCACTGGTAAACAGCCTCATCAAAGCAGCTGCTGAACTTGCTTACGACGTGGGGACCACGGCCGCATGCTCCGGCCTTGCACTGCTCGGGGGTGACGATCTGAACGGTCATATTGCCATCCTAGCTTGGGTGTCAACAAGTGTCAACCACAACGAAGAGTCTCTCACCATACCGTCCCGGGAGCACGAAGTCGTCAGGCTCAACCGGAGGATCGTGGGCGCACAGCCGGTAGCAATTACTGCAAAGGCTGGTCGTCACAGGCTTGAGATATTGAGGTACCCATGAAGTCACGGGAAAGAGAGACATCTTATCTCTTGGATCCACGACGACGGCGCTCCCGTTCCCGAGCACATGCACGACATACACGTCTACCATCGGGCCGGGTGTGCAGGTTCATGCCAGCGTATTCATGTCCAGCGGGGCAGTGACTAGTTCTCCATCGCTGCTTGACAGAAGCATCCGACATGTTGTCTGCCTGCGTGCCAGGCAGCACATGATAGGGATTCACACACGGTGGGTTGTCACAGGTATGCCGAGCACACGGCTCGGTCATCTGAACATCGTTTGCTATCTCCCATGAGATGCGGTGAGCCTGACGGTTGCTGCCTCTCAGCCAAAAGTGCCCATAGCCAGGTCTGCCGTTTCTATCGGCTCTGGATCCCGACCAGGGCCAACACTCATCCGGCCCGCGCACATCGGCCTTAGACCAAAATCTGGCCTGAGTGTCATCGTCGTACACCTAGGACCCCTACCATGCTAGAGTTTCGGGACAACTACATAGTCATACCAGTAGCAGAGCCAGTCGTGGATGTCCTGGCGGGCTACTACATGTGTAGAAAACCCCCGGCCTAGGCTGGGGGTTTTCTTCGCTTACAGGGCGGGCCGGTAGGGTCGCCCGTCCGCATCCCTACCGGCCCTCCCCCTCAGTAAGGTTAGGGTGCCGGCCACCGCGTTGTGAGTGCGTTCCGCGTGGACCACAGGCGGTCTGTTCCTGTGGGGTTCGCGGTGACCGGCGAAGAGAAAACTAGCCGACCTGCCAAACGTCGTCAAGGTTTTCGTCGGCCTTGGTCAGAGTCTCCTCGGTGATCCCGGCGCCGCGCAGGGTCATGTCAACCAGGTCTTCCAGCTGGGGGTCGGGGACCATAGCACCGGCAACGACCATCACCAGGTCGGCCGGCCGGTAGGTGAAGATCCGGTATCCACACTTGAAGACGACGCGGTTCTCCTTGGAGTCAAAGCCGGCGCGCTCAACCAGGTGCGAGGACGGCTCGATCATCACGCCGCTGTCGTACCGGTTCCGGATGATGGTAGAGCCGGCCACAACAGTGTCGGCGCGGGTGAGCTGGATCTGGGACTGAGTGATCGTGGTGGTTTCCATACCTCGACTATAGCAGGACTATCAACAGGTGCCAACCAAACTGGGGGGTTGACTCTCGTTGACAGTGTGCTAGATTAGGGGCATGGAACACATCATGCAGCTGGTAGACGGCAACGGGTATCTCTACATAGACGAGCGGGCCACGCGGCCTGGGGTTCAGCTCACCCTGGAAGGACAGCGTGGGGCTTCGGCTTCCGTCATGCTGGAGCCGTCCGAGGTTGAAGTCCTGATCTTAACGCTGGCCGAGACGGCTGGCCTGGACGTGAGCATTAAGGATGCGCCGTGATGCAGCGGGAGGTGCTCCGGGCCTGCGCACTGATCGCGATCGGGCTGAGTCTGGCCATCGGGTTCTGCCTCACCCCGTGGGGGTTCCTCGGTGTCCCGGCCTGGATGTTCTTCCTCTGGCACTATGACGTGGGCACGCGGCAGACCTACTACAACACGCGGCGGCGCTACTACCAGCGATTCCCCCGGCGACCTAGCGGGCCAGACGGTTCGCACGATGATCTGTAAGGAGAGCGCTGATGTCTAAGAGGTCGTGGGAAGTCTCGTACGGGGGCGGTGGCTGGTATAACAGCCAGGATGCAACCCTGCGTGTGCACCTGGAACGGGAGTCGGACCGGATGATTCGACTGCGTGTCAACCATGAGGAAGCTAAGGACATCATCCGCTTCCTGACCAATTTCGTGAACTGGGATGGTAAGTGATGCCTAAGTACCGGGTGTATTACGAGACGGTGGCCAGTGTGACCATCATCGTGGAGGCGGAAGATGAAGAGGCGGCCGAACAGAAGGCGTGGAACGACATCCCTAACGGCGTCTGCGCACAGTGCTCGGGCTGGGGCCAGCCGTGGGGGCTGGATCTCGGCGAGTGGGATCTGCTCGACGAGAAGCCGGAGTATGGCATGAAGGCCATTGAGCTGGTGGAGGACTGATGGCGCGCTACCGGGTGAAATTCGACCGCCTGCCTGAGGTGTTCGTTGAGGCGCTGGACGAGAATGATGGCGTCTGGATGGCGTACAAGGCGTTGCCTGAGGCGCTCGTGCAAGAGGAGCTACGCAAGCGGGCGCACACGCACGGGGACCTGATGTTCGTCGGCAGGATTACGGAGGTGGGGCCGTGAGCCTGATAGCCAACGGCATATGCGTCGTGTGCTACAAGGTGCGCGGGGTCGTGGGGACTACCTGGATCGGCAACCGGCCGGCGGGGGTGTGCCGGGAGTGCACGCATACTGAAGACGGCCAGCTAGAACTGAAGCGGGCTGGAGAGGATGCGGCGGCATGGCTCAAGGGGAACCGGTAAGCCACTGGGAGCGGAGGAAGTGGCGCTACGCCGGCACGTTCTTTCACGTGTACGTGGTCAACATCGACGGCCGGTATCAGGATGAGATCGTGGTTGACACGCCGGGCGGTAACTTCGCGCTGGGCACGTTCACGGTCTCGAACATCCCTCTGTTGACTCGGCAGGAACTGGTTGAGTTCGGGGAGGGCTTGGCAGAACTGGGCCGCACTGGCACTATCGCTAACGCTATCCACATCACCAAAGTGAGTGAGGTCTAGGCGTGCTTCATGTATGGGTGACACAGCAGCTGGAGTCTGGCAGGATCCGAGTGACTCCGCCCTACGGGATCCGGCAGACCACAGTGCCAGCTCCCGACGTGGAGGATCCTCACAAGGCCGTGCTGATGCGCAGGGTGTTCAACGCATACGGCAAGGACGAGAAGATCACCGTGGAGCGACGAGAAAAGATCGCTGATGATGGCGGCTGGGTGTGGAGGGTATGGGTCGAACCGGCCGATGTCCGATGAGTGAAGATCGGTACGTGTGCCAGGTGTCTAAGCACTACCACACCATCTACGCCTCGAACGCTCCGGGCAAGGTCGTGGGTATCGGCTCGGCTCTCATCAACATGGAGACAGGCGAGTGGCGATCCTACCTCTATGGCACTGACAGCCCTGTCCTGCTGGCCGAGGTGCCGACGCTGGCCGAGGCGGTTGACATCGTATGGGCCGCTCGGCACCGGGCGCGCTACAACGACGGCAAGCTCCGGCTGCGCAAGCCTAAGCCGTGAGTCGCTGGCCGAGGTGGCTCCGCTTCACGATGCTGCTCATCGTGGTCGTGGCGCTGGCGGCCGGGTTCGTTCTGATGATCCATGACTGGCTCTATCTCTATCGCAACTGGTGGTTCGTCAAGTTCCTGGATGGGTGACATGGCTAAATGGTGGCGCACGTGGCCGTTCTCGCTGCTGCTGGTGATCGGCATGCTGCTGGTATGTACGGCGGGATCCTGGTGGACGTGGCTGCAAACGGCAGTCCATGAGGCTCCACCTACTGTCACCCCGAGCTATCAGGAGGGCGCGTTCGGGGACTGGGCCGACACTGACAAGAGCGGCTGTGACTCCCGGTCGGACGCGCTGGCTCGGGACTTGCACAATGAGAAACGAGTTGGCTGCAAGATCTTCGGCGGCTGGCTGGTGTCTCCCTACACGGGCCTTCTGCTGGAGCCGGGGCTGGATAACGACATCCCCGTGACTGTCAACCACATCGTTCCGGAGAAGTGGGCCTGGGTGAACGGCGCATGGAAGTGGGACCAAGAGGCTCGGCAGCACTTCTACAATGATCTTGACAACCTGATCGTGATTGAGGCGGGGGTTCAACGGGCCAAGGCTGGGCAGGGTCCGGAGAATTGGCTGCCGGACATTGATGCCTGCTTCTACACGCAACGGTTCGTGGAGATCGCCAAACGCTACGGGCTACGTATCCCGGTGGAGACTGATGCCGCTCTGTCGGCTGAGTGCGGCTCGCCGATACCTGGCAAGGTGAAGGTGTTCCCGTGGGATTAAGATCTGGCCATGGACTATAACAATGAGTGGCTGGATCAAGCGGTGGCGGCGGTCAAGGCAACGTGGAAGTGTCGCGTCGCGCTCATCATGCTCCAGCTGTGGGGAGTCGTCGTCCTCGCGTTCGCGGTACACGGACCCGGTAAACCCTGGTGGGTGCTCAGCTTCATCCTGGTGTCCTTCGGGGCATCTCTGCTACTCGGCAGCATGCTTCCAAAGCGACCGCGCGGCGGGCATGCAAAGGACTACAAGATCACGGGGTAAGCGCATGACAGCTGATGCCGCCTGGTGGATAGTGCTGTGGAGCCTGATCTTCATCGCATACATGGCAGCCATTATCTACGTGACACGGAGGCGCTAGGTGCATGTAATTTCGGACATGGGCGAGTGGGCAGATTCGTTCTATGAGGCTGGGTTCCTGCGCAGGTCGCTGGTCCGCCTGGCCCTGCTCGGTCCGCTGGTCGTGGTGTTTTTCGTCTGGCAGAATCACTCGGTCCACGTGATGTGCAAGCGGATCCACGATGAAATGTATATGTCAACCAAGGTGGTCGGGCAGCTGTCTCCCGACTGCTTCGCGTTCGATCCCGCTGATGGCCGGTGGCATCCTGCCGATCGTCTCAGCGCTGTTGACTTGGATATCTTCTGATGACTGTATGGGAACTGCTCCTCTTTCTGATGCTGACCGGGACGCTCGGGTTCGTAGTCGGCTACTGGCTCGGCGGGGACCGGGGTCGTGGATAACTTCGGCCGGGACCTGATTCGGCTGCTCTGGGGCACCGTGCTCGTGTGCCTGCTCTGGGGTTGCCTGATCGGCGGGACGCTGGTTTGGGTGTGGTTGACATGATGCTCGTGGCTGGCGTACTTATCGCGCTCGGCATCCTGGCTCTGGGGTTCGTTGTCGGCTGGTGGATAGGTCGGCCATGAGGCGACTAGGGTTCGGTCTCGGGCTGCTGGTCGCGGCGGTCGTGCTGGTCGTGGTGCTGATGCTCGGCCGTGCATTCGGCCTGGATCTCTGGCCTCCGACATGGTGATCCACGTTCCGCTCTCACAGATGCTAGATCAAACTCATACAGGGAAGTGGGAAGCTGTGGTTGACAGACCGCATCCGGGGAAGATCTACCTTCATAAGGGCGTGGAGGTGGAGGTCATCGCGTGTCACGGCATCTACTGCTGGGTGGTGGAGCCTGCCGAGGAGGAGAGCAGCTTACGTCCGCCCTACACGCTTAAGGCCGAGGCGCTAGAGGAGTCTCCACTCAAGCCTGGGGACAAGGTCCAGCTGCACGGCGTGATGGGTGACCGGCGGGTTCACACCGTGATCGCGGTGAACGATGGCATGGTGTGGCACGTGGCCGGCCCGGGACAGCACTACGTAGATCCGGCTACCTCGCTGCGTAGGGCGGTTCGCTAGGTGGAGATACTCCAGTGGCTCGCGATCGCGGCCATAGCCTTCTGGCTCTACGTGCTCAGCTCGGCGGGGGGTAGGCGGTGAGCGCAACGTCTGGAGTCCTGCTGCTCATAGCTGTTGGCTGCCTATGGGCGTACGTGTTGCTACGCAAGTAAGAGAGGGACGTACCGGCCCGTGTCAAGGCGGTACGTCCCTCTCTGTGTGCGACCACCGGGCGTCACCTTCCCAGTGGCTTCCATCATCCCCTGTTACATGTCCCTCGAATGGACTCGCTTAGCTTAGGTGGCCGGTCGCGCGGCTGTCAACCAGATGTTCCGTGGTCGTGGTGAACGAGATCTCCGGGCGCCCTAGGAGCGACAGTGTGAGCCGGTCACCCTCTCGGTCGCGCACCAACCAGCGCTCAGACGAGTAACCCGGCCATGGGCAGCTGGCCGGGTTGACACGTACGCGGTCTCCGATCCTCACCAAACGTCCGGCCCGTCGTAGTCAAGGTGGGCGTAGGCGAGGTGGTACTCCCGCTCCTCGATCGCGCGCTCCCAGCGGGCCTCTGCGTCGGCGGCTTCCTCAGCCTGCCGCTCCTGCTCAAGCAGCTCCCATTCATCCAACCGGGAGCACATCCACACGTGCTCAACCTTTAGGTGCTTCTCTTTGCAGTGTCCACAGCGGATCATGTCGGGCTCCTTACTCGGTTGCTTACGTCTACCTCATCGGCCGGGGGCACGGGGACCTTAGCGGTCCCCGTGTGGCCTGCGTCACCAGCTCAGGGTGGCCAGTCCGGCGGCGTCGTCGGTGGTGATGATGCCGGTTGTCATGCCAGCGTTGCCGGCGGCGTGGTCAAGCAGCTCAGCCAGGATGTAAGTGTCCGGGCCGATGGTGCCCCGCACGTGCACGCTCCGGGGGCTGCTGGCCCAAATCGCGGCGCTGTTCACGACGTTGACCAGCCTCTCCTGAAGCCCTTCAACGCAGAACTCTGTCTGCTCGAAAGCCTCAGCTCTGTTGGCCTTGACGGCGGCGAACTCCCGGATGATGGCGGCGGTGGTGGTCATCTTGACTCCTCAGTGCGGCGGGTTATGTACCTAGCTTAGCTCGGGTGTCAACGGTTGTCAACCCGGCCGTCACACCAAAGGGTGGTGACTCCGGCCTCAGAGATCACGTGGTAGACGTGCGAGTCGTGCTCCTGGGGCGCGGCGCATGGGATGTGGTGGTTATCGATCATGTCCAGCAACCGCTCCATCTTGGTGGCCGGGGTAACCGGGGTGGTGGCGATCAGCCGCTGAAACATGCTGTGGGCGTTGGGGTTGTATGTGCTCATGCCCCTTAGTTCGGCGGGGTGGCCGGGCAGCTTAGGGAGTCTGGTGGTTGTTCTTAGTTGACAGTGGTTGGCAGTGTGCGTATAGTTCAGGGGGCAAGCCCGTCCGCACTATCTGGGAGTTCCCATGTCTTTCGATTCTCTCGGCCAGCCTCCCCTGCTCGACACGGTTGAGTTCAACCCAACGGTCCCCGGGCCGGTCATCATTAACGGCGCTCCGCCTGTCCCTGCTCCTAAGCGCTACCGCAAGTGGGTGGCCTGGGTTGGTGGCGCCGTGGTCGTGCTGGGCATGGCCGGCGGCTGGATCTCTGCCGAGATGGACGCGGTGCAGGCTCGGGACGATCTCACGCTGGTGGCCAACGATCGGGAGCAGATCCGGGGGGACCTGGCTGACGCGCAGCGTCGCCTGTCCGCTAACGCGGCCACGGTCGACGGGCTCAAGACCAACCTCATGGAGGCGAGCAACGCACTGTCGGCTGCGTCGCTCGGGTATGACAAGGCCGTGCGGGTCAATGAGGCCACGTGCAAGTTCATCGACTCGGTGTTCCCGCTGATCCCCCGGCTGGAGAAGGGCGACACGGTTCGCTTGTGCGAGTCGCACACGGACACCCTGCGCAACTGGGGCAGCGACGCGGCCACTGCCTCGGGCAACGCTGCGAACGCTGGCCGCTAGTAGTAGTACCGGCCGGCTCCGCCTGGGGCCGGCCGGGTTCCACCAACCACCACAACCAAGGAGCACAAATTATGCGCAAGCTCAGCCTGATCATCACTGCCCTGGCTGTACCGCTGATCGGACTTTCCGTCGCCTGCGGAGCCGGTGGCACTGACAAGGATGCCCTGCCTCAGTCTGGCGGTGGAGCAGCAGCTCCGGCGGCCGAGAAGCCCTCGACGTGCGACGCGGCACGTGAGGCCATTCTGACCGGATCCAAGGCTCAGATCGCTGCTGCCCTCAAGGCGCTGCAGAACGACAAGACTGCCGACGCTACGGCCCGTGAGTACGCCCGTTACTACCTGGTCCGCGACAAGGGCGACGCTCAGCTTCAGGAGATGGACCTCGGTCTGATCTCTACCTCTTGCAGTGTCTGACGGTTGACAGCAAGAGACCCCCGGCTGGCCGGTCGGGGGTCTTTGCTGCGTCCGCTGCGCTCTCGCGGCACGCTGTGCCTGTGCACGACATCCGCCCGTTGAGGCTAGGAGCGTGGGCGCCATAGGGCACGGTTGACAGTGTAGCCAACGAAAAGGGAGGGGGCGGCCCCTGCCGGGGCGGCTCCCTCCCGCTACGTGTGCAGCATAGCAAAGACCCCCGCACGGTATGCGCTATGCCCTGCGGGGGTCTTCGGCTACCCAGCCAGTCCATGATCCCGGTCGTGATCCTCGCTGGGGCGCGCGGCCTGTCGGCGCTGGTGGTGAAACTAGCTCGGGTGGCCGGGTTCGTCAAGGGTCTAGCTGGGCTCCCACCGGACCGTGTTGCCGGCTTGATTCCAGAGGTCTCGCATATTGATCTCAGTCACGGGACCATACCACTTGTCGTGATGGCTACAGGGGCGAGCATTCCAGCTCCCCCACAGGTGCCACACTCCAAGGTTCCCACACGGCACGCGCACAGGTTCACTCCCCTGACCGGTGTATTCGTAGTGAGCTGTGCAGTAGCACCAGTAACCGACATCCCAGCTATACGGGTGTGTCAGGGGCGGAGCTATCATGCCGGATGGCGCTTCCTCCATGCCTCCGGGGGTCGGACACATCACGGGTCCAGTGTCTACAACTGTCATAGCGTCGGGATCATACTCACCAAACCAACCAGCAATCTGATTACCGCTTCCCAGCCTAAGCTCCCACTCAGAGTTGGGGTACCGGTTGTCATGGAGGTACTCAGCATCATCAAGGGTTGGGGCGAACGGGGTCGTACCGAGGATCAAGATGTCGTTCTTCCAGACCTCGGCACACGCCTTGCTGATCCTGTCAACCGGTTCCATGTACTCGGCTTGGCTCATGGCCGGCTTGACCTCAACCAGGAACGGGTGCTCTCCCTGGATCATGAAGTCGGGGATGTAGTGGTCAGCCTCAAACGGTTCGTACACCCACTGCCAGCCAACCAGGTCAAACCAGGCAGCGTACCTAGCCTCCAACATGGACCGGAACTGAATACCCTTATACTCGGTCTTGATGCCTCCGACGTGGGGCTCCCTGGCCGGAGCCTTAGTGTCCATGATGTGAGTCCGGTATCCGTTTACCTTAAGGGCTTCAACCAAATCCGGAACATCGTCCGTGGGCACCAGCCAACGCTTCTTGTACTTATCCCACTTGCACCCGTAGGACTTGATCTTGATGATGTCCTTGGCGTCATAAGGGGATTCGACCTCAGCGTAATACTCAAGGTCGTCGTCACCGGGCAGGTAGATCTTGACTAATAGGGGGCTAGGTATCCCCATGGGCACATCTCCAATCAAGACAGAATTGTTCCTTGCAGGTGAGTGAAGATGCCCATGGCAGAGAATCTAGGGGGCTGCTTGGCCGGCTGTCAACTGCCTGTTTTGCGGGCTACCGCAGGAGGTTAGGCGGGGGGTAAGCTCACAACCCTGCGGGGTGAACCTCGCATCCGGTTGACTTCTTCGCAAACATGAAGTTGGCCGGGCACTCTGGGGAGTGGCCCGGCCGTTACATCATCGGCGTCTTCGTTGACTGGCCACTCAGCTTTAGGGAGCTGCGATGGCAACTGATGGCAGTATAAGCGCGTTCGCGGCAAAGTTCCAAGAGGTCTTAGACTCTGGCATCGGCGAACCTATCAACGTTCTGGCCGGCGGCAAGGCATGCAAGGAGCCTAAGGCTCACGGCCTTCACGGCATCGAGATAACCAGCGCGTGGTGCAAGCAGGTCGTGGCGCGTGGTATCCCGTACGACCTGGGGCTCCGTCTGGCTCCGGGATACGTCGCCTTCGATATCGATACTTATGAGAAAGATGGCCAGCTCAAAGAGGGCTGGCAGGACTTCGTCAAGTACGTGTGCAAAGGGTCCGAGGTCCGGGCTCAGCAGCTGTGGTCAACAGCCATCATGGTCGCGTCGCGCGGCCTGGGGATGGAGAAGAGATCCGGCACGCTGATCTTCCGGGCTCCCCTAGACATCATCGCTACGCTCCCCGGTGAGTTCGGGGCGGTTGACATCCGGCGGGCTAAGTTCGGGTACATCGTGGTGGCCGGCACCAACCCGGACGCTGGTGGCGCGCGCTACCAGATCGGTCGCGGCGGCGTCGAGCTGGATCACTTCCCGACTGCCGCTGATGTCACGGCCCTACCCGAATGGGCCTGTCAGAACATCCGGGCAGCGTTTCCAGCTGTGTCCGGCGGCGGGATCGGCGGCAGCGGCGAGGTGGCACCGGCCGGCACTTCCGGGCACGGCAAGGACTGGCTGCTGTCTCTGTCAACCGATGAGGTTCCGTGCGGCAAGGTCCGGGCGGCTGCCGATACCTGCGTGGCGAACGTTGAGGTGGAGCCGTCGCGCTACCCGACCATGGTCTCGGCTACGTATGCGCTGGTCCTGCTGTGTTGGGAGGGACACCGGGGGGTTGGTACCGCGCTCGGGAAGGTCTGGCTGGCCTACAAAGATCGCGTGTCCGATGAACCTACCCGCCAGTGGCAGCAGGAGTTCTTCCGGGCGGTGTCCGGCGCGGTGCACAAGGCGGAGTCAATGCTGGGCCTGCCAGATAGCTCGTGCACGTGCTACGGCGAGGCGATGACGGAAAGCGACTGGCTCGGGCTAGAGGCTATGGCCGAGGCGCTCGGGGGCTCAGAGGTGCTGGCCGGCGCGCTGGTGGCGTCCGAGGTGGGTGGCTCGGCGGCAGACGCTCCGGTTCCTCCCCCGGCCGTGGCGAGGGCAGCGGCTGCGCCTGGCAAGCCGGCCGGCGGCGGCAGTGGGGGCGAGCCTATCGGGCTGGTTGACACGGTGGCTGCACAGCAGCAGGAAGAGGAGCCGGCCGGCAGCAGCAGCGGTCCTCTCATGCCCGTGCTCCCGGAATCGTTCTGGGATACCGACGTGCTCCGGCACATCCGGGACGGGGCAGATCACTTCGGGGCGCAACGCGGTGGGGTGCTGGGCGCGGTGATGGGACTCTGGGCGCTGGACATCCCGCTGGACGTGCTCACGCCACACGGCCCTATCAACCCGTTCATCGCGCTCACGGGTATCTCCCGGTCTGGCAAGACGTGGGCGTACAACGTGGCCCGCAAGCTCTACCCGGCGCGCGTGGCGGCCTGCTGGTGCGGGGACGCGGGGCATGAGCCGAACTATGCGCAGGTAGATCTGGGGTCGCCGGAGGGCTTGATTGATCAATACTTTGATGATGTTGGTCCAGACCCTAAATCGCTGGTCAACAAGCGGGACCGGGACTCGGTGGTCTTCTACGTAGATGAGGGCACGCTGCTGTCCGAGCTGGCCGGTAGGTCGGGCGCGGGGCACCTGCTGTCCCTGCTACGGCAGGCGTGGTCCGGAGAGCGGCTGGCCTTCGGGTGGAAGACAAAGGGGCTCAAGCAGCGCGTAGAGGCTGGCACGTACCGCATGGTGATGGTCGTCGGGCTCCAGCCTATGAACGCGGGCTTCCTGCTCGGGGAAACTGCTGGGGGTCTTACCCAGCGCTTCCTGTGGGTGGGGTGTCAAGGGGATGCCTACGTGGGCGAGCTGGGTGTCACATGGCCTGGGAAGCTGCCGCGCTTTGAAGATCAATTCGCTGGCCTTCAGTTCAGCGACACGTACGGCACGCCAGAGAGGCTCATCCCGGTTGCCGAGGATGTGCGGCGAGAAGCTCGGGAGCTGGTCCTGCCCGTGCGTACGACCCTGGATCCCACGTACGTGGTGGCTCCAGAGGCAAACGTGGACCTCCGGTATCAGCTGGCCGCGCTGCTGGCACGCGGACATGGGCAGCTGGGTGGGGAGGGGATCTCGCGTCGCTGGTGGGACAAGGCGGCCGTGCTATTGCAGCACGCTGCCGGCGTGGTGGCGGCCTGCGAGTGGGCGGTGCCGGTGGGCGCGCGGCGGCTCAACGCTCCCCGGGTGCAGAACGCGGTGGACACGGCGGTCGCGATTCGTGAGGCGCTCTCGGCTTCGGGGGACGCGGCCAAGGCTGTCTCGGCGGTTGACAAGGCGGCACGGAAGATCTTGAAGTTCCTGGAAGGGTGGGCTCCTGGGCACGGGCCTAGTCGGGCTGATGTTCGTCGCGCCATGGGTGGGGACAAGGGATCTCGGGACGTTTGTTATGACGTTCTGGACAGACTGGTGTCTTTGGGAAAAGTAGAGCGTCGCGTGGCTGCTGGAAATGGTAACGAAAAGGTAACGTTCCATCTGGCATCCATCGACGGTTTGGGGGTGACAGAAAGGGGGTGATTTTGTCACCCCCAGGAGAAAATTTGTCACCCCCGAATTACTTCAAACTATAACAAACCTCCCCCCCATAATAAGATCAACAGTCACTTTGTCTCTTTTGTAAAAGACTTTTTACACAAGGGGGTGACAAGTTGTCACCCCCGTCACCCCCACTTGTCACCCCCACTCGGGGGTCGGCGTGCAGTTAGGAGCATCGATGGCGTGGTTCAGGGACTTTGAGTCGGCCGTGGCGGAGGCCAGTCGTCGGGCGTGGTTGACAGGGCGCAGGTACCGGGTGCGCCTGGACAGGCGTAACGGATGGTGGGATCTGGTGGAGACCGGGGAGGCCGTGGCGGGACGGGCCAGGTACCGAGAGCACTGGGAGTGAGTGATCTTGGTAGGATGAGGATCTGGGAGCATGTGGGTAGGATTCGGTAATATCGGGTAATGATGGGCATAACGTGGGGCCGGGTGGGTGTCGGGAGCAACGCAAGGATGGGACTGACTGCGCCGGTATAGCACTGCCCGAACGCGACTATTGCGCCGCACACAGCCCAAATCGGTGGGCGGGGCGCGTAACTGAGCCGGTTGACATCGAAACGGTTGACACTGCGCTTCTAGAACAGGCGTATGCAAAGCTCGCAGCGCACTTTCCGGAGGCAGTTGACACCATTTTGCGACAATCCAAGTCGGCGGCGGGCGCGGCGCGGCTCATTGGGCTCCTGATCGCGCCGGTCAAGCCGGAGGAAGCTCACTGTCCCGGCTGTCAGTGCCCCAATCGAGCCGCCGGAGAGTCTCCGTGACCACGGCGGCATCCCAGAGGGCGAGTGGAACTACCCGCAGGCCGTTCCGTAGCGCGAGCGTGGCGCTGAGGGCCATTACCGGGGCGATATCGAGACCTCCCCGGGCCGCGCGCCGCGCTTCCCGGCGGGTGTCGGCGGCCAGCGGGACGGGGGAGCGGCGGATAAGGGCTTCAACCCCACGATTGTTCACGTTTGGTACGAACCTCCCGGGGTGTAGCGCGGCCGTCACGGGTTCAGCTCGGTTGCCCGCGCGCACTGCGCACACACCCGGGCGCCTTCGGCGGCGATCTGGACGGCGGTACCCATCCTGCCGCACGCGGTGGCCTGCCAGCTGGAGATCACGGCCCGGTTCGCGGGGACGTGCAGCAGGTGGGGGCCGCCGGTCTTCGTCTGGAGGAACTCTGTCATCGTCACGACTCTCTGATCGGCACGCGGGCGGGGGACATGAGGATTATTCGGGAACTTCTGTCAACCGGCGGGCGGCGATCCACCCGGAGTGGTCGTGCCGGCGGGCAACGTTGGTGCCAGCCGCGCTGATCTTGACCATGTCGTTCTTGGGGTCTACCTCGCGGACGCGGTAGACGGTGCTCTTGCCGGTGATCTTGACCAGCGTGCCGATCTTCATTTTCCGTACCTCTCGACTAGGGTCCATGCGATCGCGGTGCCAAACCCGAGGCCGCTCAGGAACTCCCTCAGCTCGCCGCTGGTCGCGCCGCACTCGGCCAGGATCTGGAGGGCCTCGGCCCGGTAGCCGGCCTTCCACTCGGCGGTGGCGGTGGCGGTTGCGATCTCGTTCATACCTGAAGCTTAGCGCGTGTCAACGGCTGTCACCAAATCTGGGGGTTGTGACCCGGGCCACAAAAAGCCCCCGCCGGGGGCGGGGGCTGTCAACCGGGGCCGGGGCTAGAAGCGGATGCCCTTGCTCTTGGTCACCCCGCAAGCATACTGGCCGGCGCGTATCCCCAAGTCTTTGCGCAGACTGGGCCAATTCCATTTTGGACACTGAACGGGTCAGTCAGTGTCCGGAGGCAGCAGCAGCAGAAGCCAAAGTTCAGGCCGAGCTTTGCCACCGTAGCGATGTCAACCGGGGCGTGGCCTGCGAGGTTCTGAACTGCGGTGGGGTAGCTCAGAGTCTGCCACTTGGGCTTACCCTCATACGACTTCCACAGCCGCCGCACGATCTTGCGGGGTGCACCGTACTTCTTCTTCTGCATCGAGATCAGGTAGACCGCGACGCCGGTGTCACCGTAGCTGTAGAACGAACCTTCTACGGTGTAGTAGCCGCACGGCATGTCTTCCCACTGCTGCCACTTGCTCTTGCTGGTGGGCTGCACCGTAACGTGCGCGCCGCCGCTCACGCTGGCGGGGACGTAGGTAGAAGCAGGCACCGTAACCTCAGGCACCGTATTGCTTACGGTGACCGTCTTGGGCTTGTAGGGGGCGCCCTGGAGGGCGGTGATGTACTTGCTGGCAGTCGCCTTGTCAGGGCTGATGTTGAGGGCCTTCAGGAACTCCAGCTCCCCTGACACAGAGGCAGGGCAGACGCGAGATTCTAGGAGGGCTGCGAGATAAGCCTCTTGCTTCTCTGTCATCGCCTCTGGCTTGGTCTCTTGCATCTTCCTGCCTCTTTCTTGAGAGCTTGTCCTGCCTTGTATCCCTAGCCTAGCTCAGCTCTCAACATATGTCAACGAAAAGGGCCAAGCCTTGGCCCTGGATTTTGTGAGCTGGGCCACCCGAGAAAAAGAGAGCGCCGGAGGCGCTCTCTTTTTCGAATGGCGGGCCGGAGCCCCCCACGTCGCCGGGCCACCATTTTGACCTGTGCACGAAACCGTGCCCATCGACCACCACAAATACCTAAGCGCCGTCCCCCGATACCCCTTATAGGCGCCCTTCAGCTTTGCGAGCTAGCGCGCGGGCGACGTTGCGCCGGTCCCACTTCTTGAACAGCCACACGGCCGCGCTGAACACGACGACGGCTTGCACCGCGTAGGCGACTATCAGGCTGAGACCTCCAGCTGAGATAGACACGATGATGGTGGCCACGAACAGAATGGGCAACCCCAGCAAAAACCAAGCAGCAGAGTCGCGGATCACGTGGGCGGGATGCTGAATGAACATGCTTATAGCTTAACACGTGTCAACGCAGGTGCCAAACGCGGCCCCCTACGGCCAGACGTGGAGCACATCCAGCACGATGCGCGGCGGGCCAGTAAGAACCTGAACCCGCATGGGGAGCCGAGCCCGCACGCCAATCGAGAAGGTCGTGCGACCCTCAAAGCTGCCCCCATACAGCCCATCGCGCAGGGTCCTGAAGGTCAGGAAGGATCCAAAGGCCCCGTGCCCCCCAGCCGTAAGCCCCTTGCCGGGCGCGAAAGCCTCGGGGTAGGCACTCGCGAACAGCACGACGTTGAGCACGGCCCCACCGGCGGTAAACGGCCCAAGCGGCAGGCCACGCCCCTCGGTAAAGGGCGCCTCATAGGCGACGCGGTAGCCGTGAACCGTCACGTCAAAGAGGAACACGATCCTGTCAAAGCAGGTCCCGTGGTAAGCCACCACTGAACCCAGGCCGGCGTGCGACTCTCCCGGCGCGGTCTTCGGGAGCGACGACAGGGGGAAGCCGGCGGCCCCCGGGCAGACGGCCGCCCCAGCAGCACCCGCACCAGCAGGGACGGCCGAGCCGGATAGAAGTAGGACGATTACGGCAAGGACAGCGAGGAGTTTCTTAGCGTGCGTCATGCCTGGATCTTAGGCTCGCCGCGCCTTTCGTCATAGCGGCCGGCCAGGAGATCGCAGACGGCCCGCCACACCAGGGGGTGATTCGGGTCTGTCCCCGTGTGGTTGACAAACACCCAGAGGTAGGACGTACGAGATCCCTTCGTGTACGCCTCCACCCGCTGGAGGAGCGGCACGAAGACGAAGCGCTCCCCCGTGACGGGGTGGCGGTACATGACCGTCTCCTCCCACGGAGATCGCGCGCCGGGAAACGACGGCCGGCGGCTCACCGTTCCCCCGACCCGGACCAGCCGTAGTCCCGGCACTGCGGGCATTCGTGCGCGTCCGGGGACGGCTGGTTGACAACGACATCCCCGTTGACGGCGCCGCCGCGCGGCCGGTTGACACCCAGCCGCGCGTCCATCTCGGCATACGTGGCCGGGGCCGGAACCGTGTTGCCCCGCGCGATCCTGGCCCGGCCGAGCACCATAGCCGCGCGGTCGCAAAGGGATACCAGAACCCGGTAGTCGAATTGGCCACCGACCAATTCGGCCAGCAGCTCATGGCACTCGGCCACCTCCCCACGCAGCCGGAGATTCTCCTCCAGCAGCAGCTCCCAGCTGCCACCCGCACCAGCACTCACAGCGGCCACCTCTCCCAACCTTCTGCGCGTAGGTACGCGGCCAGCCGCTCCAGCCCGGCCGGGTCCAGATCCCGGTCTGTGATGATCGAATGCTCATCCCCATACGACTGCTCTAGCACGTAGTAGCGCGGGTAGTTGGCCAGCGGATCCCGGTAGATGCTGACCGTGTCCCCCTCTTTTTCCCACATGGAGTGGCGCTCCAGCTCGATGTTGATAAGCCGCCCGCTCATCCCGCCCACTTCCCCACGGACGGCGCCCAACGCCACCCGGCGGCCCGCAGGCGGGCGACAGCCGCCCGCATGCCATCCCGAGAGAGGTCTGAGGCGTAGCAGGTCTCATCCCCGGTGCCGGTGTCGACGATGTTGATGAAGTACGGACGCTTGCCGGTAATGAGCCGCCCCACCGTTGCCACGAACGCGCCGCGTTCGTAGCGCAGGTGCAGGGTTTCGTAGAGATTAGTCATTGGAGCCCCTCTCGCGGATGACCACAATAGAGCAGTGTAGACAGATCATGTCATCTTGCATGTGCACGCAGTTGCACTCCAGCTCGCAGCCGGGACAGTCGTAGAGGTAGCCAGGCTGGTGTGGGTAGTCGACGTGCTCGGCACTAGGCATGAGCCTGCGCCTTGCAGTTGCGGCACAGATCGTGAGGGTTCTCGGCCAACCAACCCTCTGCCCAGCCATCCTCGGCCACGCGGTATAGGTAGTCGTCCAACAGGTCGCTCACGGCTATCCCGCAAAGGGTCTCACCCCCGGCCGGCGCAGCCGCCCGCTTGTGCAGCAGCCCGGTCTTGCTTAGGAAGTAGTTGAACTGGTAGCTCATGCTGCACCCTTCTTTGCCAGGCACCGGGGGCAGTCTGCCACCGGGCCGGTTGCGGCCAACGAGAACATCGCCGCGCCGCACACCGCGATGTAGCGGCGGCCGAACCGCGTGCCCGTCTCGCGGGAGTAGATGTGGGTCCGGTTGCCGCTCACGGACCGGAGGAGTAGCTCGCTCATGTCTCTACTGTACACACCAGCTCAACAGGTGTCAACCACACACCCGACCGCGCGTGCTAGCCTCTCGGGATGACCGAGCTGAAGCCGCCCTACTGGGAACACACCACGAAACTGAACCGGTCCTGCTACATCTTCCACGCCGCTGACCAGCGCGGGGGACTTGAGGACGTGCTCTGGTGGATTACCAAGTACGACGACGGCGTGTGGCGGTTAGAGGTGACAGACGACTACCCCGGCGTGTACATGAGCGCGGTTGACATGGCCTGCCTCGGCCAGGGCCTGGCGATGCTCGCCCACGGGGACAAGCCAACGGGAGTGTGGTTGACATGACCCGCGCGGAGTTCCTCGCCCTGCTGAACGCCTACTCGGTGAAGTGCGCAACGGCCGCCATCGTCGTGGCAACCGGCAGCCGGACAGCTGAAGATGTGAACGACGAGCTGATCCCGATGTGGCAGCAGATCTCAGCAGCAGTGGTGGAGCATTGGTGCGAACCGGACACGCCACCCCATCCCCCATCTGGCGGTACGCTGTTTCCATGACGGCCGATAACCTACCTGTCCCGCAGCAGCGCCCGACGAACTTCTCCGAGGCGGTCGCGCTGGTGCGAGAGACCTGGCTGAACCTGGCCAGCGCAGCTGGCATCTCGGTTGACACGCTCACAGACGTGATGGTCAACGGGCGGAACGACTTGGCCAGGGTGAACGCCGCCACGGCCGTCCTGGACCGGGTGGGCCTGCCCGCGCGGGTGGATGTGGCCGTGCGGCTGGCGGCCCCGGTGGAGAATCAGGACGACAGCGGCCCTCAGAACGACGGAGCTATCGCGGCCCTGCGGGACCGGTTGACACAGATCGCAGCTCGGCCGGCAGCTGAGCCGGCCCCACCAGCCCCGGATGACGACAACATCGTTGACGGGGAGATCATCTCTGAGTAAGGGAGGTGGTTGACATGTGGATCCTTGGTGTAGTGCTCATTGTGATCTTGGTTGTTCTGCTCATCGCGATCCTCTAGGGATAAGCGAAAGGCGCGGCCCCTTCCGGGACCGCGCCTCTTTTGTGCTCTCAGTCGGTGGCCAGGGCCAGCTCCCCGAGAGCGACGACCACGGCCTCCCGGATCACGTCGATGTCCTTCTGAGCCTTCACGGCCAGGGAGACAGCGTTGATGGCCAGGGTCACGTCGTTGTCCTCGCCCCACAGGACGCTGGCACCCCGGACGGCCACGGGGAAGTAGTAGTCCATGACCACCACGTCCAGCTCTGGCTTGTTCAGGGCCAGGATCCCGTACGCGGCCTTGACGGTGGCGGCGATACCAGCGGCGGTGGGGGCGATCGCGGTGGTGGTGTTCATGGCTCCTCCAAGGGGCCTCGGTGGCGGGGTGTTCCCCGCGCTTACATGATTCCTATCGGCTCCGGCCGGAGCCTCTTAAGAGTTTCCGTTGAGAAGTTTTCCCGTGCAGATCCGGCACACCTTGTCGACGCGGCGGTAGACATCCGGCTCCCGGCCCACGGTCCCGCACAGGGCCGCCTGCCAGCCCGACTGGCCGGGCTCCCGGGGGATGTGGAGCACGTGGCCGTTCGTGCGGGGGCGCAGGTACGGCAGGGTGGGCGTAGGGGCGGTCACTTGCAGCTCCCATCGCAGAAGTAGCTGGCTCCGTGGAAAGCGCCGGCCAGGCTCTCGTGGCCCTCGCACTCCTTGTCGTCCTCATCCCACTCGGGGATTTCTAGTTCGATGTCGTCGTTCATGTAGGTAACACTAGCTCGTCTCTCAACAGGTGTCAACGAACGGGGCTACTTTGTGACCCAGACCACGTGATACGCTCCGGAAACCCGGACGAAAGGGCAGGAACATGAAGAGAATTTCAGCCTTGCTTGTGGCTGGAGTACTGGCTGTGTCGCTCAGCGGCACGGCGGCGTGCAGTATCACCACCAAGCATCCAACCCCCGGACCTACCGTCTACGTGACCGTCGCCCCTAGTGGCAACGTCGGCGCTCAATTCGCATTCCGCGCGCAGCAGCGCAGGCTGTGGTTTGACCACGTGGCCTATACGCGAATGGCCATTGTGGAGTACTTCTCCGAGGCTCAGCCGAACTCCCGGTTCAACGCGACGGCCGCTCGGCTGCTCCAGAATCAGGTTGACATCGGCGACAGCATCAAGCCGTTCTACGGCGACCTGAACGGTGCCCGGTTGACAGCGCTCCTCAAGAGCCACATCGGCGGAGCCGTAGCGATCCTGGTTGCAGCGAAGGCCAACAACGGGCCGGCCACCACGGCAGCGATCTCAGCGTGGAGAGTCAACGGCAACCAGGTCGCTGACTTCCTGTCCTCTTTGGACCCCCAGCGCTGGCCTCAGCAGGCGATGCGCGACTACATGCAGGTACATCTCAGCCAGACCATCAATGAGGCTACGGCCGAGCTGGGTGGCAAGTACGTCGACAGCCTCCGGGATTACGACATGGCGCAAAGCCACGCCGCCGGGATGATGGCTGACATCATCGCTCTCGGCATCATCAACAGGTTCCCGAACCGCTTCTAGAGCACAGAAGGACGGCCGCCCCACCAGAGCGGCCGTCCTTGTCTGTGTCAACCGTTAGCGCTGGTTTGCCCAGCTGACGATCTTGGATGCGTACTTCGGCGGGTCAATAGGAACCGGCGGCTCATCCTCGGTCTGCTTGGCCATGTAGAAATACACCTTGGCCCGCAGCCGCACGGTGTTGTCAGCGGTGCTCCTCACTTCCAGCCACACCATGCCGGAGTTGCTGGTGCCTTCAGCGTCGGGGGTCTCCACCAGTGGCTCAACAGAGCTGGCGTTGCCCAAGCCATCCACGCGGAATCGGTAAGCCGTGATACCAGACCGGAAGAACGGAAGCACGTCCTTCTTGAGCTGGAGGTCAATCACGGATGTGGGCAGGTACGTGGTTCCCTGAACGTACAGGCGGAAGTCTGAGTTAGGGTCTGTCTTGATGGCCAGAGTCTCCGGCGCAGCGGTTCGACCATAGAACACGATCGGCGGCTTGTTCTTCTCGTAGTTGCCACACAGCTCCATGGAGGGTGTGATCTTGGAGGGTGTAGGCACCATGGATAGCTGCGCCGATGGGCCGAACGTGATCGTCACTCCGAGGCCAGCAGCCGGTGGAGTCCACGTAGCTTCCTGTCCCTCCAGCGGGATGGGCGCAGGGCAGTATCCCTGCTTGTTGGGATCCACAGTGTCCGGAGGTGTGGAGCTGCCTCCACCAACCACCTTGCCAGACTTGATCTCCCATACCGAGTTGAACTGGTAAGCACCTGGCTTGAGCCAGATCACCACATCCTGGCAGTCGGCGTGGTTGGAGGTCAGTTTGTTCAGTGCGATCATGTCGGTAGCGTCGAGAATTCCGGGCGTCACCACATAGGGCGTCTTCTTGGTCTTGGTGCATGGCTGCACGGTGGCGTCCCCGGTCACGGCCGGAACAGAGTAGTTCGGGTCCTTGCCAAGCTTGTTGGCCACGGTCCCGATCTTGCAGTCCTGTTTAGGAGCCGTGAGCCTGGCCTGCGCAGTAAGCAGCAGGCAGTCACCCCGCGCGGTTACCGGGCCGAGAGAGTCCAGCCATCCGTGATCAACCACGAAGTCAGAGTGCGAGAACAGCCCACCCTTGACCTTGATCGACTGTGTAGCTGGGTTGCCCTGAATGTTGAAGTAGAGACCCTGTCCGGCCGGAGCCAGCGCGAGCAGAGCGGTTGCCTGCCGGTTGACAGTGTTGATGTCCCCCATGCTGGAGTTGAACTCGTCGACCTCGCACTGCACGGCGTAGCCGGCTTGCACACTCATCGCGGGGCAGTCGCCTCCGAGGTAGTGGTCATTCTCCAGTTGCTTGATCGCGATCTTGGCAGCGCCATCGGCGCCGTAATCCTTGTCAGCCCGGTCCTTCACAACCGAGGTGGTTCTCAGGTTCGCCTCTGCAAGAGTGAGGATGGCTCCCATCACCACGGCCACAACCACGATAAAGATCAGGGCGATGATGAGTGATGCTCCACTGTCGTCAGCTAGACGACGCTTCATGATTTTCCTTCTGGTGGTAGGAAAATGGGGGTGAGCCGCGCGTCCCTTCGCGACCCACCCCCACGAACGGGGAGACTTACGGAGTGGGGCAGGCTGCGTCAGCGAACGTCACCGGGTTGTCCGTAGCGACCTGGCCGGCCGGGATGGAGTGCAGCAGACCGGGGACCAACTGGCTAAACAGGGTCGGGTAGGCGCCAGGAGTGGTCTTGGCGTAGTACGCCTCAACAGCTACCTGGACTGTCTTCTTCTCGGCCTTGCAAGCGGCCACTGCCCCACGGTCGGAGATGCCCGACACGGCGAAGACGACGACGCCGGCCAGCACGCCCAAGATGACGATGACGATCAGAAGCTCGATCAGGGTGAAGCCGTCTTCCTTCTTGCGAAGGTCGGCGTAGCGCTTCATCAGGCGGTTAAGCATGGGTACTCCAGTGGTGAGGTGGAGCGGTGACGGGCACCGCGTGTAGGACTAACCTAGCCGGTAGTACGCAGGATGTCAACACTTGCAAACCAGATACCGGCCGGCTACAGTGGTGAGCGCAGGAGGTGGCATGGATCCTCCAGTAAATGGTGAAGTTGAGCGCACACCAAAACGCGGCCCCGGGGTTTGATACCGGGGCCGCGTTGCTGTGCTGCTGGTTATTGCTTGTCCCACTCCCGCGTGACCTCACGCTCGCTGACGTGCAGCAGGATGTTGTTCCGGCCGGCAGCGATCAGCGCGGCCTGCCTGGTTTCGTGCGCGCGGACGCGCATAGCTGCCAGGATGGTGGGGGCCATCTCTTCCTGGACGGAAGCCTCTTCCCAGATGGCCTCAGCCTGCCGCGCGAGGTGCTCCAGTTGACACGCGATGTCTTCCTGCGAGAGTCGCTCCCACAGGTGGACGGGGTTACTCATTAGAATCTCCTAGTGTTGGGTGTAACGGTTGCCTGCTCGGGCGCGTTGGTGATGACGTTGTCATCGCGCCACTCATACCCACACCCGCAGTAGTGCTTGTGCGGGGGAGCGCTGGCTGCGTAGGTGCACTGGTGGGCGATGTCAACCCCGTAGAACGGGGCCACCAGCTCAGACTTGCACTGGCTCATGCGCGGGTTCCCAGACCCTGCGCTACCTCAGCACAAATCTGGAAAGCCTGGTAGCGAGAGTGCAGGGCCAACAGGTAGCCGGCCGCTGCTCCGTCCCGGTTGGCTTTCTCCCATGTTTCGTGAGCCTGGTTGGCTAGCGCGACCATGGTTGACACGATCTCTTCCTGAGACTTCTCAACGAACACGTGGGCCAGGTTCTGCATCTCGACTCCTTTGGTGGTGGGTACTACCCTACTATAGCTCTCGTGTCAACGTACGTCAACTTGAGTATCCGGTATGCTGGATAAGAGATCTGAGAGGGGGTGAAGATCACATGTGTAACAACCCTGCGCACGCGCAGAGCGACTATGAGAACGGGGAAACTACTCCGGAGCCGACGCCTACGGGCGCCGTTGCCCAGCTCATGGCGCTGAAGCACGCGGCGGAAGAGAAGTTCGAGGCAGCCAAGGATGCGTATGCCGACGACCGCTCTGACGCTAAGAATGTCGCGAAGAAGGTCGCTAAGGCCAGGTTCGATGCCTTGAAGGAGGCTTACGAGCTTTTCGTGACTAAGACTGAGCCGGCTCCCGAGCAGCCCACTGCTCCGGAACCGACGCCTCAGCCGACTCCTGCTCCCCAGCCGACGCCTCAGCCGGCTCCGGAACCGGGAATGGGTGGCAAGGCGTACTAGCGCAAAAAGAACGGCCGGGGTTTCCCCCGGCCGTTTCCGTGCGCTCAACCTAGTGCCTACGAAGGATCTTCTGCTCGGCCCAGCTGAACGACGGGGCGTTGCTACGAACCATCCAGAACATGGTCCGGGATGAGTCGGCGTTGTGCTGGTAGATCCCCATCGCGTGGCCTAGCTCATGGATTACGGTGTCATACCGCATGTTCCAATCTGCGTAGCGCTGGCGAGGCTGGAGCTGGATGAGGTTGCTCCAGTCCGTTTCCCCGTTGCGGAGCTGCACGTAAGGGCCACGGAAGTTAGTCATGCCCGCGTAGGTGGGACCAAGTTTCCAGTCTTCCTTGATCGTGATGCACTTGGCGTTAGCGTGGCACTTCCCATACCGGAACGTTGAGCCCGTGTACTTGTCCACGAACTGGAGCGCCCGGTGGATCGGCCAGTACTTGGTGGCCGTGGCCTTGTTCTGGACGTACACCCACACGACGCGGGGCTTGGCAGCTGCCGCCGCTGGAGCGCTGTCAACCACCAGTCCGACGCCGACGATCAGGGGCAGGGTCATGAGAAGGTTTCGGATTTTCACTTCTTGCCGCCACCGTTGCCGTGGGTGGGGTCGGTCGTGTCGCCCGGGATTCCCCGGTCATCGTTGCCACTGCCGTTGTTGTCGTGACCGCTGTCAACCGGCGGGGTGGCCGGCGGCTCCTCAGTCACTGGCGGAGTGGGCTCCTCCACCGGAGGAGTGATCGGGTCCTCCACCGGCGGGGTGGTCGGCGTGTCAACCGGGGGAGTGGGCTCCTCCACCGGCGGAGTCACCGGAGGCTGCTCCGGGGCCGGGTAGTTGTTGATGATCGTGATGGTGCTGGTGTCGTTGTTGATGTTCTTGATGATGGTCTTGGTCTCCGTGATTGTGATCGTGTTGACCACGTCATGGCTGTCAGTCCAGCTCCGGTTGTCGTTCCACGTCCGGTTGTCGTTCTTGACGATCTTCTTGGTGGGGGCGGCCGGGGCCGGCTTTCCGCTGGTCGGCGCCGTCGTCAGGGTGGGGGGAACCGGGCAGGTTCCGTCCGAGGCCAGCTGGACGACGGGAGCCGGCGCAGCGACGGGCGCAGGGGCAGCCATGGCTGAGGTGCCGAGTGCGAAGCCAGCGCCGAACAGCGCGGCAGTGAAGGTGCCAGCGGCAACGCCGATGCCGGCCGCCTTTGTGTTCTTGTTCATGAGTGCTCCGTGGTGGTGGTTGACTTGCTTACACCAGGAACACTACCAACCTATGTCAACGAGTGCCAACCCTTTGTGGCATGGGTCACCGGAAAAGCTGGAACGGCAGGTGTTCGAGCGCAGAGGTGAGCACCAGCAGCATGACGAAGAACAGATAAGCCCACAGCCAGAGCCAAGGCTCTCTCATATGTAACCGGCTCCGGACTCGCGCTCATCCCGCGCCCACTGGATGTTGCCGTAGTAGCCCAGAGAGTGGATGCCCTCGGAGAATCGCTTCAGGTCAGCGGTTGACATGGGAGGTATGGCATCTGGGAGAGCATCGTTGTAGTCTTCCATGATGATCTTCCAGCGACCACCGGGACCGCCAAGATCCAGCACGGCGATCTCTTCGAATGGCTCCGTGGTGTAGATCCACTTCCCCTCGGTCGGGCTGCTGTGGTCCTCCCAGTAGCCGCCCACGGCGTTCGGGTTGTCTTCACTCACAGCAGGTCCCGAT